AGATGATACGATATAACACACATACGCATGTGTGCGTATGCATATGTGCGTATGAATAAAATATTGGGATAAATATGCTTAATAAAAAAGGCTTGGCTAAAAAGCTGGCTAAAAAAACATTCTTAAATCAAAAAGAATCAAATATGGTGGTCGAAGAATTATTCGACATCCTAATTGAAGAATTAAAGTCTAGCGGCGAAGTGTCTATTGTAGGCTTTGGAAGATTCTATCTATACGAACATACCCCTCGGCCTGTTCGAAATCCAAAGACTCAAGAAGAGATGGTTTTAAAGCCTTACAAGTCTTTGAAGTTTAAGTCTAGTAATGTAATTAAAAAGATATTAAAAGAAATGTCTGAAGAATAATGGATGTCATATGGCAAAGACTAGCAGTAAAAAATTAACTAAATATGTCCCATCTTCAACAATTATTACGGCTGAGGCTGCCAATACTTGGTATGGTGGACTTTATGGTAGTCCAGATGGATCCTTATATGAAGAAGGAGATCCCCAGGTAGCAGGCCACATTCACGATGGTAAGCATCAGGATGGTCACGCACAAAAGATTGATTTAAGCGACCATGTTACTGGAAAACTGCAAAATAGCAGTATAGCTAATGGCGCCATAAATACAAGAACTGTTGCTAAGTCTACCACACAAGATGATGCGATTCCAGAATATAGATTTATTGATGGAGATAAATATTATTATCTAGATCTATCGAAAGTACGAGATGACTTTGCTTTTGCCAGAGACTCTGATGTAATCTCTAACAGCCCCGGAGACATGGCAGTAGAAGATTTTGTTTTTGGCTCAGATCAACTAGAAGATGATGGAGACTCAGATCATTACTCAAGATTTTATTTTGATAAATCTAAAGGTGCATTTAGAAGTGGGATTGCGGAAGGCAGTCAATGGGATACTGCGAACGTTGGTCAGTTTTCCACAGTATTTGGAAAGAATAACAGATCAGATGGGGAAGGATCTACAATAGCAGGTGGTCTTGAGAATGTTGTTATTTCTACAGGTGACTATTGCTTTATTGGCTCTGGTTACAGCAATAGAGTTGAATCAGAATACTCTACTATCTTAAGCGGTTATGATAATCAAATAAATGCACCAGATGGCTATTCCTCTATTCTAGGCGGGCATACCAACACTATATCTGGAAGCCATGCATCTATAGCCGGTGGTGAGGACAACAGTATATCTGCTGCTGCTGATTATAGCTTTATAGGCTCAGGTTATAGTAACGCTATTTTTGGATCCCATTCTTCTATAGCAAGTGGATATGATAATTCTATTTCTGCTGCTGGCGATTACAGCTTTGTTGGCTCTGGATATAATAACAGAGTTGAATCAGTATATTCTGCCATCTTAGGTGGATATGATAACGAAATAGATGCAGCAGACGGATATTCTTCTATTTTAGGCGGATATGGTAATCTAGTTTCTGGAGATTATTCATCAATTATTAGCGGACAATATAATGAAATAACTTCAGTAAATAATTCTGCAATTCTCGCTGGAACTAATAATACATCTTCGGGGCAATATGGTGTAATTATTGGTGGAAAAGATAATATAGTTACCGGCTCATACTCTATGGCTCATGGAATAAATGCTAAAGCTATCTCATATGGAGAAAGAGCATTTTCTTCTGCAGAAACAGTATCTGGTGTTTCAGGATGTACTCAGGAAATTAATTTAATTTTCTCAAAGCTAATAAACACATCTACATCAGGCAATGTCACCTTGTATTGTGATGCCATATCACAAACCGGAATTATACCGAGTAATACCTCTATATATTTATCTTGTGAGTTTTTAGTTTCAGAAGTAGGTAGTGTAAACTCTTATGGATACAAGAAAGATTTTTTAATTACGGCGGATAATAGTGGTGTTCCAACTATCGAAGATACCGGACTTGCTTCAACAGCACTATCTACCTCATCAAATCCTGGTAATTGTACATGGACCTTAAATGCTTCGGCAAGTGGGTATGATCCAAATCAATGGTTTATCTATGTTACGCCATCTGGCACTACTAACGCGCAAACTATAGCAACTTGTATATGTAGAGGTATCAAGAATACTTATTCATAAAATTTTATATTTAACTGGAGATATAGGTGAATGGGCAACTCAAGGCTTACCTTGTGTTGGGATGTAACGGTTGCAGCTCTAAAGAGTTTTGCTTGTGTCCTGGAGTAGAGAACATAGTCCTAGATCTAGAAGCCTTAGAAAAAGAAAAATATACCAAAATTATAGATTTTTTAGATTCAACCTGTGAGCTTTTTAATTCTGTAACCAATGATCACAACAAGTGTGTTAACATACTATCAATGCTTTATAGAATTTATGATGCATATGATTCAAAAAAACTGAGCAGTATTCAAAACTTTATAAAAATGCACAAGGAATGTGGAATTTGGATAATGCTTATCTTAAAAGAGGATTATGAAAGTGTCTGAAGAACGTCCTAAATTATCAGGAAATTATAGAAGTCGCCATACTAACAGTGAAAAACCTGAAACACCGCTATCAAAATATGAAAAAGCAGTAGAGGAATATAAGGCGCTTCTAGAAGATAAGGTCCACCCAGAAAACAGAACAGCATCATATAATAAAAATGCCATGTCTATTTTTAACAGGCTTATGGTTGCTGCAGACGAATTAGACTCTCAAGATCCAGGCGCCGGAGTCTTTGGGCTAATTATTCTTTCACTTAGGGCAAGCCTAGCTCTCAAAGATAAAAATTTAGAACTAGAGGTTAAAATCCGAGATCTTGAAAGAAGATTCAAGAGACAAGAAAAGCAAGACAAAGAGAAAGAATGATTGAAGATGAAGATTTAAAAAAAGCCATCTTACTAAGACTAAAATCTTTAAATTCTTTTATAAGGGACATGGAGGATTTTTCTAATCAGTACGGTATAGATATAAGTGGCGATAAACTATATCTTGCGGCTTGCGCCCAACGAAAATTGCTTCGCGAGCTTCTAGATATTAAAAAATAAATCCAAAACTTTAGCTGAATGGGTTGAATATGAAAAGTGGATATATCTCTAAAGAAGATATTACCTCTGGGGTTTTGATTCTAGATTTAACGGATGAATTTGGAATTGACACAGAGGAAGTATCATCTGGAAACTTCAATAGAAGATGCCGGTGTCCTTCTCCAAATCATAAAAATGGTGGAGAAAGAACTGGCTCTCTCTATATTGATAGTGTTAAAAATAATTTTTACTGCTTTGGATGTGGGGCTGGTTCTAACTCTATAGATTTCTATATGATTTGTACTGGCGTTACCTTTGGAGAAGCTGTATCTAAGTTGAGAACTAGGGTTGAGCCAAGCTCAAGCTCAAAAAGCTTTAATGTAGAAATTAATAACTTCTACACCCTCTTGCAGATATCAAACCTTTTTAGGGAAACTATTTTATCTCACAAGGATGATTTAAAATGGATAAATAAGCTTATGAAGCATTCTGATAATTATATTATGGATATAGAACAGAATGATGACCATAAAGCAAAATTACTTCTGAAAAAAATTGAGCAAACTATAAAGGAAAGGTATGAGAAATGAAGCTTATCATTTGTGGCGACACTCATATTGGTGCTGTTTTTGGATTGGGTAAAGCAACCAAAGATGGTGGAAATACCAGGGTGGATGACTATGAGAAAACCCTAAATCATATAGTAACCTATGCGATAGAAAATGGTGCTGACGCATTTATACAGACTGGAGATGCTTTTGACTCCAGAACTCCAGCTCCAGAACATATGAATGTTCTAAGTAAGGCTATAAAAAGATTATCTATGGCAAATATTACATCTGTAATCATTATGGGCAATCATGATTACAGGAGATCTGGAGAGACCTTTACAAGTGCAATTTCTTCTCTCGCGGCAAAAGATTATCCAAACGTAAGAATTGTTCTAACCCCTGAGGTAATAAAGTTACATGGTATAAACCAGCCTGGAGCTAATTTAGTTCTTTTGCCATACAGAGATAAAAGAATGTATCTAGGCAAAACAACAGAGGACAACTCCCTCCTATATGAACAAGAAGTTAAAGATTTAATAGCTCAATGTGATAGTAACCCAACGGTTGCAATAGGCCATAACTTTTATTTTACTTCTAGCTATAATGATTATGGTGGAGCAGAAGTTTTGGCTAGAGTAGATGCTTTCAAGGGCTGCGATTTTGTTGCTATGGGTCATTATCATCAGTTTAAGATTATAAATAAGAAGGAGCCAATTGCAATATATACAGGCTCTATGGAAAAATTAAACTTTGGAGATCAGGATATAGATAAAGTATTTATTGATTATGACACTCAAACAAAGAGAACCAAAGTTTTAAAATGCCCATCAAGACCCTTGGAAGATATTACCATTACGCTAGAGAATGCTGATCACAATAACTTTATTGATTTATTTAAGGAAAAGATATCTGAATTAAGTTTAGATAATAAAATAACTAGAGCTAGAATCATAATCAGAGATAATCTGGCTCCATTTATTAAGAAGAATGATATTGAAAAGATTCTATATAACTCTGGAGCTTTTTATGTTTCAAAAGTGACAGTAGAGCCAATAGTTACTAGGATGGTTAGAGATGAGGCGATTCTAAATCATAAAGATGACTACTCTATGTTTAAAGCCTTTATAGATGATCAAGCTAGTATGGATGAAGAAGAAAAATTAGTTATCTTATCCGAAGCAAAAAAGATTATGGTGTAGGAGATTTCATGCTTCCTGTTTCTTTAGATCTTAAGAATTTCTTTTCTCACAAGGATAGCTTTATAGACTTCTCTCTTTTTGAGTCTGCATTGCTAATTGGAAATACAGAGGGCAATTATGATATTTCCAATGGATGTGGCAAGAGTGCCATTTTTGAAGGTATTCTATGGTGCTTGTTTAATAAGTCTCGTGCAGCCTCTATGGATGATGTCATCTTTTGGGGAGAATCAGGATGCAAGGTTACCTTTATCTTTAAGCATTCTAATGAGCTATACAGAGTGATTCGGAAAAGATATCGCTCTGGAAATACATCCTATGTAGAGTTTGCAAAGCAAGATTCATCTGGCGCTTGGATAGATGTCTCTGGATCTACTCCAAGTCTTACGAATGATGAAATTATTAAAACAATTAAATTTGATTATAAGACCTTTATAAACTCGGCGTATTTTAGGCAAAATGATATTTCAGAATTTACGGAAACTGATGCGTCAAGAAAAAAGGAGATATTGAAGTCAATCATTGATATCTCGAAATGGGACGCATACGAAGATCAAATCAGAGCATCCCTGAAAGAATTAAAGGCTGAATCTAAAATAATAGAGTCCAAGATTGAAGGGTTTGATCAGATTTTTAAGGATTATACAGAATCTTCTGTGGAGCTGGATAACTGTAATAATTCCCTAAAGGTCAAGGTAGAAAGCAGGGCTGAGCTAAGTCTGCTTTTAGAAGGCCTAACTAACAAATATCAAGAAATGAAATCTAAAATTGATACCAGTAGTTGGGATAAAACGGTAGAAGCTCTAGGTCAACTTGAAAAGCAAAAGAAATTTTCTTCAGAAAAATTAGAAGCTGCAAACAAAAGTAATTCTGATTACCTTAATCTAATTCGAGATAAAAAAACTTTTATTCAAGAAATAAATAAAAAAGTAGAGTCTCTAATTATTGATGAGGAGGTAGAAGAAAAAATAAACACCTCCAATAGAGAGCTTATAGAGTTAAAAGCAGGTCTTGCTACTTCTAAAGAATTAATAAAGTCTCTCAATAATCGGGTGATTACAAAAGATAATTGCTATATCTGTCACCAGTCCATTAGCGAGGACTTATATCATAAGCTACACTCCGACCATAATGATGAGATTAGCCAGCACAATAAAAATATTATTTACTATCAAAATAAAATAAAAGAGCTGGAATCAAAGATTGAAAATTTAGAGAAGGTTAGAGAAAACAAAAAGAAGAAAGACGCAGCATCAAACAAGGTAAACTCTATCGGAACAGAGTTGAGGATACTTGAAGAGCGATCCAAGGAATTAGCTACTGAAATTGAAAAATATAAAAAAGATATAATAGAAATCGAAGCCAATATTAAAATTAACAATGAGGCTCTAGATTCACTTAGGGATGATTCTTTTAAAGCTTTGCAAAACAGCATTCATAATAATAAAAGTGACTTAGCAGATCTAAACTCAGATATTGAAAAGATAAATCATAATATAGGTATTCTTACAGAGAAAACATCCAGCTTACTTGCTAGAATTAATGAAAAGCAAGAGTTCAAAAATACATACATTGAAAAGCAAAAGAGAGTTACAATTCTAGAAAAGATGGTTCGGCTCCTTGGTAAAAATGGAATTCAAACTATTTTATTAAATGCGATTATCGAAGATTTAGAGAAAACAGCAAATGAAATTTTAAAGTCAATTTGTAATGAACCATTTCATATTTTCTTAGACACTCAAAGATTAGGATCAGATGGTATTTCTGTTGTAGATACTCTCGACCTAAGAGTTAAGAAAGAGGGAATAGTTCAAAACTTTAAGTCTTTAAGTGGAGGCGAGCAGTTTAGAATTTCCTTAGCACTTAGAATTGCTCTAAGTGAAATCTCCAGTAGGCATGGTGGTTCGGCTCTTGAATTCTTATTGTTGGATGAAATAAACTCACCACTAGATAGGCAGGGTACAGAATCTCTATTTATTAACGTAATAAAGTCTCTAGAGAAGAAATATAAAATTTTGGTCATCACACATAATGACGCCTTGAAGGAAAAGTTTACAGACGTTCTAGACATTACCAAGGTAAATAGTGAAAGCTCAGTCTCCTATATTTCTATATAGTTTCCAAATCTAATAATTATAATGATTTATATAGTTTGGAGGCTACATGATTGTAGTTTTAACCTTAGAGGAAAGCGAAGACCAAATTATTTCTGGTTTTCCTGAATCAATAACCTTGTCAACTGGTGTACTGCCATCTACCATATTTTATACATTAGATGGTTCTGATCCAGATGAAGATTCAGAAATATTTGTTAACAAAATAACTTTACCAACAACTGGCTTGACTACAACCCTAAAGGCTGTGGCTAAGGTAGTTGATTTAAGTGGAACTTACTACTCTGGAATTGTAGAAAAAACATATTTTACAAAACAAACAAAAGTAGATAAAACTAGGCTAATAGGAAAGGAGGGTATTAACATCCTCCCTCCCGGCAAGACTCCTATAGATAATTTATCTTTTAATTCAGACGGAGACATTGCTCAAGCCACAACTATTCCAATTCAAAAGTTAGATTTAATTGGTTCAACAGCAAACTACAAGGGTGAGGATATATCTGGATCTACTACCTTAGACTTCATAAACTTTGCAGAGAAACCAGAATCTATAAAAAAGCCAATAGTATCTTCTCCAAATAATAACAATATAAATTTTGATCCAAAGTCATTTTATATTGTGATAGATGGATTTACTCCTGAGGCACTTGACAATCAAATTGTTAGGATTATAAATAGACCACACGGTACAATGGATTTGGTAAGCCCATTTTATGCTAGAGGCATTCAGAATCAGCAAGTCACTACATCCAATTTCGTGAGGTACATGATTAACCCCAATTCCGATAAAATCGTGCTATACTATAGGGAGAGCAGGGAGGGGCGGTGGATCAAGTCGATCCAGAAAACAGAAATCAAGACCTTAAACCTTTCCAAAACAGCATCTCCCCCAAGCAGCTTCGTTTTTAGGTGGATTGAAAATAGGGCACAATCTAAGCTATACTAACAGGATTAATATGATAAAACTTTCAGCTTCTTCTATCGGCACTTATGAAAAGTGTCCTAAAAAATACCATTATCAATATATTGAAAAGCCACCGATCCCACCGCAGGATTGGAGCCATTTAGAGTTTGGAAAGTGCGCCCATAGAGTTTTAGAATTATTTCATAAGGATCTTTGTGATAATGTCAGAAATCCTGCTGAGTATTCTGGAATTATGAAATCATCTTTTAAGTCTGCACTTACCGAATTTGATATGGATATATTAAAACCAGAGCTTCCTGCGCTTAAAGATGTTTTACAAGTTTATCTAAATAAAATTTTACAAGGTGGCTTACCTCAGGTAATTGCAAATGAGTTAAATTTTGATTTTAAGATTGGCGAGTTTACTGTAAGAGGATTTGTTGATCGGATAGATAAAGTATCTCCAGGTCATTATAAAGTTGTAGACTACAAGACAAATAAAAATCCAAAGTATCTTTCAAATTTTCAGCTGCTGCTATATGCTTTGGCTATAAAGGAAATCTACAAAGATGCTGAATTAATAAGTGGTTCTTATATTCTATTGAAGAATAACTGCGATACCTTAGATTATGAGTTTAAAGATGAACATTATCAAGATACTATAAATAAGGTACTCAAAGTTGGCAAGTCTATAGATACTAGTGTTGAGTGGGAAAAGAAACCTTCTATATTGTGTAATTGGTGCGACTATCAAAGTCTATGTCAAAACAGTTGGGATGTATAATGGAGGCAAAATGGAAGAAAAAGGTTATCGTGCTTATGTTGAAGTTTATGATTCTAGGTATTATGTTGATACCAATACAGGCGAAGGGTTTGATCAAGTTTTGGCAAAAATTGATCCTCTGCTGAATAAGTTTGCTTCAACAATGTATATTCCTGGTTATAAATTTGAAGATGCAAAAAGTGAGCTTTCGATAATCGCTATTGAGGGTATTAAAGCTTTCGATCCTCACCGCGAGATTAAGCTATCTACATTCTTGCATAAGCATATTCATAATAAAAAGATTTCATTTCTTCGTAGTGAAAATAAGATGTCTAATGACGCCTTTGCCCTAAACCTAAAGGATAAGGAACCAAGTTTACAGAAAATCAAGAAGGTTAGAGAGGAACTATACTTTAGTCAATTTAAGCCTGCTACCGACTCAGATTCCCAAAGCGTCCCTTTTGAGAATACAATTTCTGAAGATGGCAAGACAGGGTATGATTCTTCTCTAATTAGGAATCGAACAGAAAAGTCCGACTTCGAATCCTCCCTAGATAACGCCTGTGAGAAACTAGACGCAAAGACACGCAAGATTATAGAGCTAATGTATTATGATGATTACTCTATTAAGGATGCTGCTGAGGAAGTAGGTCTTTCAGGTTGGGCAGCATCAATGAGGCTTAAGAAGCTGGCAAGCAAGACAAGCATTAAAAATATATTCAATGTAAATTCTGATGCAGATAAGAGCGAAGAAAATGAAGAGCTGGAGTTGAAGGATGAATCCCGGAGTGCAAGATAGTATATTAAAATATATACATAATGAGAAGGATATAGCAAGATATAAAATATCAAGGCTAGAAAGAAGCGACGATCCTTCTCCAGCACAGAAAAGAATTATCTCAATAGAGAAAGAATTTATAAACCTGCCCCTAGAGGATATGTGCTTTGAAGATATAGCTGATGTTGCTGCTGCTATATCTATTTATAGAACTTCCAGATCTCAATTCTTTGAAATTTATAAAATTAAGAATATTGATCATGCACCAATAAGCAAGTCTGCATTGATTAATAAAATAATTAAGAAAATTAATTTTATAAATTATAATGCACAAGCTATGAAGAATTCTAGAGTTCAAGAGTTTAATTACGTCCAAAACTCTGAACTTTATTATGAGCTAGTTAAAAGGCAGAGCACAAAAAACAATAGCTCATTTGATATAGAGAAAAAATTCTTAGATAAAAAAAGTTTAAAATATCTTCTTAATATTGAGCCGATAACTTTGGCAAAAAAACGAGCAAGGTGTCAGGCGGCAACCTATTCTATAGGCGCATACCTGGAAGAATCTTTACCTAAATATAGGGATGAGATGACCCTTGAAGAGTTAATCTCTTATGAGCTAAAGCTAGATAATGTTATAAATTCTATAGAAAATAATGCTTTTAAGTATTTTGATAAAGCAATCCAGATTTTGCCATCTATATTAAAAAATACTATGGGTGAAAATCAGGCAATTGAAAGATTGCATGAGCTGCAAAATATTCTGGATTTTAAAAGCTTAGAGTATAAAAAATGCAATCCAAATCCAATTTCCAATACTTCGGGGTTTCATATAGATGCTCCGTTGATTGGAAATTTATTTTTTGGGTCCAAGAAGGCGATAGTCAAAAGTCCAGAAAAGGATGCAGAAAGAAATATTCAAAATAAAATATTTGGAATATTGTTGCCAATTCCAAGAGAAGGTAATGAGAAAATGACTCTTCTGCATAAAGAAATATTTATAAATAATAAAAATATTTCCCATCTATTTTCTGACGATCTCTCTAACATAAAAGCAAATGGGATTTATGGACAAGAATACTTTAAAGCATTACTTATGCATCCATTATGGAAGCTGTATGACATCTCAAAGCGGGACGAGGGCTGTAAGAATATTTTAAGTAATCTAATTGGCTTGAATGATGAAATCTCAGGCAAGCTGGAATCTGGGGATAAGGATATTATAAATAAAATTAACAATACCAATTGTGGTTTTATTAATATTTCTAGTAATTCCAGAGCGCTTACTGCAAAAACAAGATCTGAAGAAGAAGGATTTTCTGAAATAAATAGTATAATTAAATCTAAGATTTTGGAAATCAAACAAGAATATAACAGTTTAGAATTGAGGGAATAGTATGAATATCTATAAGACTGCATCAACAGGGCCACTATCTGATAATACTAAGAGTATTTTATCATCCTATATTAAAGACTTGGTTAGAACTAGCAGAAACCCAGGTCAAGATTTTGAGTCAAAGGTCGTATCAATCTTAACTTCAATGTATTCTGATTTTCAGAGTTTGGAGCAGCCACCCGCCCCATCAGATTTTGAATACACCCTGAAATCCATAGTGGAAGATCAGGTTGGAGCAGATGTATATTATAGAACCTTATTAATTAGACTTGGAAAGTCTCTTGGCCATAATCTTTTTACAGGTTCGGAACTAGATTTCTCATCTTCTCTAGATATGCTAAGATCATTCTTTAACGAAGCGGTTTCAAAATCAATAGGCGGAGCTGTAACAGAGACTGCTGCACCACCATCTCCTGCCCCAACCGCCACTCCCATGTCTGGTCCCAGCCCCGTTACAACATCCCTAAATCTAGAACAGAAGGTAAGTAGAATTAGAGGAGCTACAAAAATTTCAGATAAGGCAGCAATTATATCTGACCTATTTACAATAGAAGATCTTAGAGCCTATTTCAATCCTGATTCTCCCAATATTGATTTAGATTATTCAAAGCAGAAAGGTCTAACTGAAAATACTTTAAAAGTTGTATTTAGAAACATGTTAGATGTTGCAGAAGATTATTTTAAATCACCAAGAAAAAATTTAGAGCGTGAACTCTTATCATCAATCACAACCCTGCTGGAATATGGCCTTGGGATTTCTAAAGACTTTGATGACGAAGAGGCAGAGCTAGATTCTGACTTAGAAATTACAGATGATGAAGAAGATTCTGCAGTATCAAAAGAAGATGTAAAAGAAGAATCAGACGAAGATTCTGAGGATGAAAAGCAAGTATCATCTGGAACTGTAACAAAAGCAAGAGTCTCAATTTATGAGAGTTCATATCTTGCTGATGAAAACATTAAAAATAGAATTAAAAGTCAGTATGGCTCCTTCTTGAATAGCTCCGCCTTTATTGACTTTCCAGATAGAAATGCAACTTTTGAAGACTTATCTGCAGGCAATCTTCCTAGCATAGATTTGCCCGCTTTGGAATCTTTTTCTACAAAAATAATTTCTAGAATTGTAGATATGTATAAGCTAGCTTCCAAGGGTTCTGGTTCTGAAAATAAGGGTGGCTTATCTAGAGAATTTAATTCTATAATGTATACAGTAAAGAAGGCAGAGCTTGATACTCATAAGTCTATAAATGAATACAGATCTAGAATAGAATCCATAATCCCAACTTCACAAAAAGAAAGCGAAGTAAAAGCTGCACAGTTATTAAAAATTGATAAGGTAAAGGAAGAGTTTTTAGAAAGAGCTTGTTCTTATAGAATACTTAATAATTCAGCAATTGTTTCTGGCATAGCAGATCAAAGTATCAAATATATTCTATATTATATAACCTTATCACTTTCTGGCGGTCGCTCTTCTAAGTTCTTTGCTGCAGGTACAAGTCAGCTTAAAGCAGATTCTTCAGCTTTAGCATCAGCATATAGCTCTTTAGAGAAGTATATAAAGGCAATGGGCTATGGCGTTCAGCCATCAGAGTACGATGAGATTTTAACTGAATCATCCTCTGCCGCAGTTAAATCATTTTATAATAAATTAGGAAATTACCTTTCTCCAAGTTTTAATGGCTCTATTGATAATTTCATTTCTGCATCAAGCCTTAAATTCCAATATATAATAAACATGGGATTATCATCGGTCTACAACATAGAAACTGATTATAGATTAAGACCATGCCCAGTTTGTTTTAAGATGATTCCTTCAACCCTCGGCTACAATACATCTATTCCAAAAGAAGAAAGAGGATTTACTGTTTCCGTAGTATCTCCCGTCAAAGAAGAATCTGATGGAACATTCACAGTTCTGACAGATGATAGTATGCGCCGAAATATACAGGGAGAAGATGTCCGATATAAGATTGTAAAAAAATATGCGGACAGATTTAAACCTCGAACTGGCAGAAGATATAAAGAAGAGGAGCTTGAAGAAGAAAAGAGTTCTGCAAGTGAAGATCGTAATGCCAGGTTAGAATTTGAATTTGTGAACAAGCTAGTAAATCAAGACGCAGCCTCTCAAGGATATACATGGGATGAAATTACTGCGCTAGTTCTAAGCTCTGACTCTCAAAAGCACAGAGAGGGCTGGCATAGAAGGGCTGCTGCATTATTGGGAGCAGGCGGCAAGGAAGTCTCAAGAAGAAAGAGTATTAACGAAATGGCTGTTAAGTGTCCTTCACTTCCAGTTTATAATGGTCAAGGCTCTCCAGGATCTTATTGTGGTGCAAGTACAAGTCCTGTGAAGAGTACTATACTTTCATCTAGAATTGCTTCTCAGCCCCAATTTAATGGAAGCCTAAGATCATTAAAGGATGAAGATGTACCAGCAAGAATCTCTCAAGGCACCGATGCTGTTGACCCCTCCTCTTCTGTGTTATTAAGGAGTGGTTATAAATTTTCATCATTAACTTTTGCATGCCCATGTCATATTTCTAATCCAGACAAAGATTCTTCAAAGCTTCATAGAAATCTTGTAATATCAAAGGGTGGACCTTCTGGCGGTGGCAGCTTCGTGCCACCAACAAATCCTGATGGATCTCAAGCAAGTATTCCTAATGGAACAGTTGCATTTATGGTTTGCGCAGCACCAACCTCAATCTCTTCCTTCAATAGAGATGAGAATGCTGGAAATCAATTTATATTAGAATGCTTATTATCTACTGCTAAGGATTCACCTCAGGACTATTATAAGTTCTTAAACTACCTAGTTCAAAATGGCATGGATCCACAAGATATTATGGCTCTTAATGCCGATTTAGAAAAGTACTATGCAATGAATAAAACCTCTGCAAAATATAGTCATGAGGTCAGAAAGATTGCATTTGATTATAGGTCAGAAGAAAGGATTAATAAAGTTTCAGAGATTATAGCTTATGCTTCAAAGCCTCTAAAGCCATCAAAGGGTATTGGTAGTTTTAGTGATGCAGAAACCTTCAATAGAATTCTAGGTAAAATATATCTAGTATGCCCCTTTGGACATAGATTTAAAATTGAAGATAGCTTAAAATTTGGAGAGGCTTATTCTGCAGTTCATTATGATCCAAGCAGATCTTCTAAGTTTTTAAATGTTTCTGTAGCAACTGGATTGGAAAATGCTAGTAGGTTAATTTCAACAGGTATTTTGCAAGAATATGATGGCTCTATACCATACAAAAATGCTAAAGTTTATAAAGATTGGCTAAACGTACCTGAAGCTGCTAGGATTGTATCTGCAGAAAAAGAAAATCCAGATTATTCTAAGGCATTATTAATTTTCGAAGTTCCAGATGAAAATGGTGTAATTAAAAATTACTTCTTAAGCAAGAAGCATAACGTTAGAGATTCTGCCTGGTTATCAACAGAGACATATACTTCAAAGATATCTGTGACAAAGCCACGTATCACTGGAAAAATTTCCATTGGGGATGTAGAAGGTGATGATGGGGAAGGCTCAACACAGTCTGGAATTGAGTCTCTATCAGCCTCTGGTGAGAATAAGGATGGGGAACAGTATGATAGCCTATCAGAAGCCTCACTTGTTGAAGGCAGACAGCTACCAGGAACACAGGTTCTACCCTTAAGATCCAGTTACGATTATAGAAATAAAAGATGGAAGATGGTATTCTTAAATCAAACAAGGCCAAAATACTATGCCTTGATGGAAATTATAAGGAAGTACCTAAATACTATTAATGGATATACTAAGGCAGCAACATCTAATGCAATGCTCAATGCTGTAAGCTCACAACCAGCCGAACAAGATATATCTGATAGGTTTATACAAAACTATAGAAATTTGATTTTATCAACAACTAAGGCTACACTTCCAAACTTAGGAGATAAATTCAATCAGTTTGTTACTGGAGTAGAAGGTTCTCTCAAGAAAGAGATCAAGAATATATTTCCGCACATCCTTTCCGTTGTAGAAAATATGAATGATATTGTTGACGCGGAGGGAATAAATATCGAAAGCATTGATAAAGAAGTCTCATATAAAGTGATATTACAAGCTGTCGATACTACTCTGTATGAAATACCAAGTTTCAAGAAGTATACAGACGGTAGAAATTCCGAAGATGTTGGAGCACAATTTGCCGCTATCATGATGAAGGATAGTGATTTTATATCTTATCTAATTAGAGACTCTTGGTTTAAAGCACAAAGATCAAATGTTGAAACACGGGCGTATGGCGGTAGGCTCGTAATAGTTTCATACGGAATAGCTTTAGCCAAGGTAATGTCACAACTATATCAGAAATATTTTAACAAAAACAACTTATTTGATTACGTTGGTTTTGATTTAAATATAGATCTTTCTAGCCCACAGATATTATTAAATCCAGCAGATGCAGGTGGAATTACAACTCTTATAGGTAAACTTCCTTCTTCCATTCTGGAAGACCTACTAGAGGGTGATCAGTCTGAAGATGTTTTCCCCTCTATAGTTCCTGGCTCCAAGGCTTATCCAATAAGAATGGACTTGTTGTATAATGAGCTAATGCTTAGATTGGCTGATGTCAAAAATACAGTATTCTCTCCTCAGGCTTTGATTGAAGCTAAGAAATATGTAGCAAACAGAATTAAAGATACAAATCCAAGTCAATCTATTAGAGATATTCTAAATAATCTCTCTAGAAATCTTCCTGCAAAAACTATGAGAATGTCTAGCGACCCCAACAATCCTGAGACTAAAACAAATAGACGTTCTCCAATGAGGCAGCGAATTCCTTATGTATCAAAAAGCTATGCCTTCGTTAGTGATTTGCAAAGGGTAAAGTCTTTTTCTATTGTTCCAAATAGGCAGCCATCAAAAATAGTACTTGCAACGATGTCCGCTCCAACAAGGCAGCAGGCAGAAAGGATCCTTTTTGAAGAGAATAGCAGATTAAACGGATTACTATCCCCATCAGATGTTGGTCAGATTAGGTATGAGATAATAGAGTCTGCTGGTAAGTTCTCAGTCGCTCCAAATAGGCAGCCTAACATTATTACTTTATATAATATTTCTTCTGATTCCAAAGAAGAAGCGGAATTAATATTGGCAAAAGAGAATGAAAAATTATCACAAACTTTATCGCCAAAGGATAGATCTATAATTAAATATGAAATAATAAATAATGATTTCCTAGTTAGCTCTTCTAGATCTCCTGCTGTATCAAAAATAGGTCTAAAGGGTAAGGGCAAGGCTGATCTTGTAGATATAAAATCATTTAATACCTCAATTTCTTTTGGCCAAGAATTTATAATTGAAGTTATAAATGTTCCTATTACAAATTTTGCAATAGTTTGCAAAAATATTGATGGTTCAAAAGTTACGCTAAAAGAGTCTGATGACCTTACAGGTGTCACAGCGGGGTCTCTTGTAAACTCCTATTATGTAAAGCTAACTCTACCAGAATCTCTACGTTCTGGAATAACAGCTCAAAGCTTAGAGGTTGGTCTTTCTTCTCCACCAGAGGAGCCTCCTCTGGTTATGCATCCAAACTTTAACAATAGCAAGCTACAAATCGGAGCAACAAGACCTAAGGTAAAAGATCAAACTAGATGGTGCGGATCAGATATTGAATGGGAAAATACATTATTCTCAGACTCTGGTGGATTCTCAGATGCTTGGGGCTATGTTGGTATGCTACTACCAGTAGAAGATTCAAAGTATAATTCCGGCGGTTCTAAACAAGAGGTAAGTAATGCAAAAAATATTGCCATCTTTGATTACAACTTTGAAGTTAACTTTGAAGGGGCACCATTAAATATAACTCCACTACTACAAAGAGGAAGAAGCCCAGAAGATATAGACTACATAAGAAATGCTGAAAGAAAAATTATAGAAGCAAAAAAGGAATATGAAACTAGCCTAATGCAAGCTAGAGCTGAATATTCTTCTAGTCCAAAAGATTTGAAAATGGCAGAAGCAATCTTGAAGAGAGATTTCTTGAGTACTATTCAGCCAGAGGTTGACAAAATATCAACCAGGCAATTAATGCTTAATAGCAATAGCTCTTACATACCATTTGATAGCTCAAAATCACAGCTTCCATTACCAAAGGATCCTAAGGGTTATAAGGCAAATGACGCCTGCTCTATGTTATCTACACAGTTGGTAAGTCCCTATAAAGCACTTATGATTATAAATAATCCAGAAATACGAGGATTTTCGATTAGTAATATTGAGAAAGAAAGATTAAAAAGATTTATAACCAAGGTATATAACCTTCAGCCAATACTGAACGCTTTAAATGTAAACGGAATGAAGGTAGGCATTGAGGATATCCTAACTCCAAGCGGATTAGATCCAAATGTTATTTCTTCAATCAATAGCTTTATTTCAAAGACTGATTGGCTAAATCTACCTGGTGAATATTTTGATGTCATATCTAGATCTGATGAAAATAATGCAGGCAGCTATATACAATATATGTATACACAACAAGGCGTTGATGATGCCGTTTTGGATATTGACGACCTTTCTTCTGCGGCAAATAATGCCAGAACCCAAGCTATCCTTGGAGCCTCTGCAGAGAAGATGGGATTGACTCACGATTTGAAAACTATTGCTGAATCATTAGAATCAAATTCTAAGAACTATATAACCTCTATAAATATGGAGGAAATAGAAGCAATGTATGAAGAAATGGCTGCTGGTTCTAAAGATAGAAATTACGTATTAGATCACCAGGCCAAAGATTCTAATAAGAATTCTTTGAGGTCCAAAAAACTCCCAGGTATGATAATGGATAGGCGCAAGGGCCTAGCTAATTGGTCAGATGATTCCTCGGTTTTATTTAGAGGACTACCTGGCGATGAAGTATTTGAAGATTGAGTTGTTCGAAGTTTATAATATGTACAAACTGTTTAATTGAGGAGGTTGAATGTCTAGTGAACTAATTGGTGCAATTAATCCTTTGAGTCCAGAACCAAAAGTAGCCGACAAAACTGCAGTTAGAAATTTCGTTAAGGATCTTGGAGCTATTTCTTCCAAGATCAAGGAAGCAAAATCAGAATTGCGAGAAGCTATCTTATCAAATGATGACATTCAAAGAATTGATGATGAAATTAAGCAGCTGCGAGAAGAGCGAAAGAATGCAATTACCAATAGCGCAGTAATTCAAGGATATGTTGAAATTGTAAATGAGCACGTTGAAGAAAAGCGTCAGCTAATTTCAGATGCAAAGCAAAATGGCGTTCCTCGTGATGAAATTGATCTAGCCATTAGAGCACTCAAAAAAGACATTGACATTAGTGCATCGGTTGATATCTATACTAATATTGCCGATTTGGTTGAATGATTGATATAGACTCTTTCTATCAGGCCGCTGGACTTCTTCCACAAAAAGATTGGGAGATCCAGCGGCTTGCCTTATTTAGAGAGATGTTATTTAAAAAAATTACTCATTTTCTTGAAAACAAAGATGTCGATATCCCAAGCCTAAATAGGGGTGTGGGCAAAACAACAAAAATAATAATTGAAGCTATATATGCAGAGTGGTATGGATATGAAACCGTTATTGCATATAAATCAGTTGTTGAACAGTACTTTGCTAAATATCGTTATGAAACTTTCAAAAAGAAAGTATATTCTGCTTTTGGACCGCCATTAAATGCTGGTAAGACTACCATGATAACTAAAGGTTCTAGACGGCATTATGGCAATCAAAATATAATTCTAGACATAGATTAGAGAATATTGTAATAATTTCAAAAGAATATTCTGGAGGAAATATGGGAATTTCAGGACCATTTGTGTCTTTGCACAATCATACCGAATTGGGTTCTCCATTAGACGGTATGAATGATGTAGAGGATTTATTTATTCGCGCAAAAGAGGTAGATCACCCTGGCGTTGCAGTTACAGATCACGGTACAATGACTGCAATCTTTGATGCCTGGAAGGCTAGCAAGAAGCATGGAGTTAAATTGATTCCAGGTATGGAGGCATACTTCACTCCAGATCTTGCTGATAAGAAGAATTACCATTTGGTTCTCCTTGCTCAAAACGAAGTAGGTTATCGAAATATTCTTCGCCTAAACTATGAGGCTTATCGGAATCAAGTCTCTGGCTATATGGGTAAGCAAACCCCACGACTTTCTTGGGAGCATATTGAGCAATTCAACCAAGGAGTTATTGCTCTTACTGCCTGCTCTAATGGACTGATTGCAAAAACTCTAATTACCGAAGAAAACGAACAAGAAGCCCTATGCTATCTTGATCGGTTTAATGCTATTTTTAAAGATCGTTTTTTCCTTGAGATCCAGCCACATGATCTCCAAGCCACAGGAAAGAATGGCAAGGAAGTTAATCAAAGAAAGCTAAATGAAGCAATGATTAGACTTTCTCATGATAAAAAAATTCCATACGTTATCACTTGTGATGCACACTATCGAGATAAGGATCACGCCAAGTATCACGATTTCATGTTAGCCATCAAAGATAAGAAACCAGTGAATGATCCTGATAGATTTCGTTATGGCGTGCAAGATATGTATCTTAAAACATATGAAGAAATTACATCCTTTTTTGGACCAGATATTGCCAAGAAGGGAATGGAAAATTCTATCAAGATTTTAAATTCTTGTGACAATCCAACTTATATTGAGCCAAAAGGTGCTATTCTTCCAAAGTTTCCAATTCAGCAAGAAAAGGATTATCAGAAGTTTAAAAGCTGGAGTGCAAAGGCTTGTCCTGATGTAGAAGAGGATAAATCCTATCTACGTTACCGATGCATGATGGGATTTAAAGAGAAGCTAGTAGACTTAACGGATGATCAGAAGCGTGAATATTGGGATCGAGTAAAAAAAGAGCTTAACGTACTAGAGGAAAAGAACTTCTCTTCTTATATGCTAATTGTTGCAGATTTTATTAATTGGGCTAAAGATCAGAAGATGCCTACCGGACCCGCGAGAGGCAGCGCGGCAGGCTCGATTGTTGCCTATTTAACTGGAATTACAACAGTTGATCCCATAAAATATGATCTACTTTTTGAGCGATTTCAGAATAAAGAGAAGAAAAGCTTCCCCGATATTGATTCGGATTTCGCAGACCCTGCAAAGGTAAAAGAGTATCTGAAAGAAAAATATGGTGCAGAAAAGGTTGCATCCATTAGTAATTGGTCTACTCTCTCACCAAAAGTTATTATTAAAGACGTAGCCAGAAGCCTTGAATTAGGTGGTGATAAATCAGAAGCATTTAAAATTGCAAATCATTTAACATCTATCATGCCCGACTCAGAAACCGTAGAGCAGGCAATGAAAGAAAGCAAAGAGTTTGCAGCCTACATGAAAAAATATCCAGAGCTATATGAAAACGCCTGTAAGCTCCAAGGTCTAACTAGAAACTGGAGTGTTCATGCTGCAGGTGTAGTTATTAGTGATCGTCCACTTTATGAAGTTGCTCCGCTAAGAATTGATGCTGAATCAGGGCTTGTAGTTACTCAGTGGGAAAAAACTCGGTGTGAAGATAATGGTCTAATCAAGATGGACCTTCTTGGCTTGAATACCTTAAATGTTATTGATGATGCCTTTAGAATTATCAAAGAAAACAAGGGTGAAGAAATTGAGATTGATAACATTCCCTTGGGTGATACAGACACCTTCAAGATGATTGGACGAGGTGAAACTGCTGGTGTCTTTCAGTTGGAATCATCACTAACGCCACTTTGTATGAAGATTAAGCCAAGAAACATTGAGGAAATCTCAGATATCAATGCCTTGGGTCGCCCCTCCTGTTCTCCAGATCAAAGAAATGATTATATCAACAGAAAGCTTGGAGTAGAAGATATTGAATATATTCATCCAAAAATGGAGAACTCTCTAAAGAAAACTTATGGCGTCTCTCTTTATGAGGAAGGAATGATGACAATCGCAAAGGATTGTGCAGGTTGGGATCTTAACCAGGCAGATGCTCTTCGCAAAATTACAAAGCTAAAGGGTAAGGATCCAGATCTAGTTCTTAAAACAGAAGCTAATTTTATTGCAGATTGCATGAAAGTATCTGGCATGAAATATGAAGAAGCAAAGAGAATCTGGGATGAGCAAATTGAACCATTTGGCCTATATGGCTTCAACCGCTCCTTGAGGTTTGATGAATTAATCAGCATCATGACCAGAGACTCTTCAGGGCGTGAACTTTGGCAAGATGTTGAAATTCAGAATGTACAGCCAGGATGTTGGGTTCGTAGCAGAGATGAGGAGTCCGGAAAAGATGTAGTTATTCAAGTAAAAGATAATCATTATCATGGAAAACTAAAAGTGTTTGAAGTACAATTAGATAATGGCTCAAGTGTAACATGTACAATTAATCATAAATTCAGAACTAATACAGGTGAGATGTTACCACTCTGTAAGATCATTGAAGATAACCTAGAAATAGTTGTTAATAAGTGAGGAAGTATGCTATATACAAAAGATGACTTTATTGAGGAATTCTTTATCAGATTAGAGGATAAGGAATTTGCAGCAGAATGGGCTTGGCAACTAGTAGCCAAAGCAGACAATATAATTCGAGACTATGAAGATAGGTCATCTTGGCCGAATCCAGAAGCAAGTGAAATCTTAGGTGAAATGAGAGAAAGAAAATTAATTTTAGAGTTCTTAAAGAGAAAGATGGACTCTACAGATATTCCTCTATGTGCTGCAGCCTATGAAGATGCCATTACTGCAATTAAAAATAGTGAACATTATGGATGAGCTATGAATTTACCTTTAGAAGTGTTATTAGAACTAGGGCAGAGAGCGGTCAGATGTAAGAATTGGAAATGGCTACATGGTATGCGTTGGGTTGATTATGAAACTGGTGAAGCTGGAAGAGTAGATGCTAATTTTTCTCTACCTCCAGAACTAATTCCAGATTTTAGTGATCCAGCTACATTAGGATGCTTATTACATTTAAATAGACTTTCCTCAAATAAACCAGATTTATTTGCCTATCATTTAGGAGCAAATGTATGGCGTGTTGGAAATTTTGAACTATGGATCACAACAGTCTTAAGGAATTCTAATGAGGTAGACGCATTACTAACAGCTCTTGAAAGTTTTTAAATTAACTTTGCAAATTATTAATATTTAATATAGGTTTAGGAGTTTTTATGATTACATGTTGTTGCGCAAATCCAGATTGTATGGCAAATGGATGTGTCAGAGTTCGTTCTGGCGAGGTAATGGTTTCTATGCCAGTACCTGACTATGTAGGGGCAGTTGTTTATAGCTCATTGCAGCTATCTAAAACTTTGAAATATTTCAAGTTTGATCATTTACCACTGCACCTTCAAGAAGTCTCAAAGCCATTTTCTGAGCTTGCAGACAAGGTAGCACGACGTGCTCCTGATAGCCCTGAGACAGAAGTTGCTCTCCGAAAGCTACTAGAATCAAAGGATGCTGCAGTTAGGGCTGCTTTGGATTCTAATACACATTAATATAAAAGGAATAAATCATGGGAACAGCTACTTATGCAGCAATAGCATTACCAATTTTTTTAGGATTCGCAGCATTGGCTATTGATCTTAGCCTAATTGGTTATGAGAAATCAAACCTTCAATTAGCTTCTGATTCTGCAGCATTAGCTGCTGCAGAATATTTAGACTCAGAAGAAAATGATATTACCCTAGTGCATGGAGAGTCAGCCTCTCTAGCTAGGATGCATATTAGTTATAATTCCTTTATTAGAGATCAGCAAGTCGAGACTCAAATCGGTGATTTTTCTTTAGATGGTGGATTTGTAGAGAATACTGAGAGTGGTGACTATGTAAAAGTTACAATTACAAATCCATCCTTGCCTCCTGTTTTTGGAGGACTTTTTGGATATCAATCTTACTATGTATCTTCGTCATCTGTAGCCGGAAAGGTTTATACTAGAAATAACGAGTGTGTTCCGGTAATGGAAAACGAATGGCCATGCCTTATGTTTGCCTCAGAAAGTCTTGAGTTAACAGGAAATTTTAGCCTTGGAATTAATTACTCATTAGAAAATAGCTCTGTATGTACGAATGCAGAATCTATAACTCTTGGTGGAAGCTTATCTGTTCAGAACGGTATTGATATGCATATGGGGCCTGATTGCGAATCAACCAATGGGATTAGCTGTATTGATTCCCATGGCGGTGCTTATACTTTCAATGGTGATACAACCCCAATGGGCTTAGAGGTTACTCTACCCTCTGTAGAATATCCTGATGATTATACTGCCCTACCTAATGGCGTTAGAGTAGGCGGAAGAAATGGTGGTACTGTTACAACTATTTACTCTGGAGAAAGCTATTTTGTAGATGGAGACTTATCTACGACTAGTAACCAATCTATAAATATTTCAGGAGCAGCATCTGGATGTACCAGCCCACAAGGGATTGTAAGTCCTGCAATTATTTATGTTAATGGTAATGTTAGTTTGAGTGGTGGCGTAACTGGAAATACTGCACATCCAGAATGCTTTGAAATTAGAGTTATAGGGGAACGCACTGTAAGAATTAATGGCAGAACAACCTTTTCTGGAAATATTTACGCGCCAGAATCAGAAGTTTATCCAAATGGTAATGCAGAATTTCGTGGTACAATTATGGCTAGAAGCATTAGGGCTAATGGCAATCATAATATAATTCTAGATGCAGGTCAGGGTAGCAGAGTCCCTCATTCAGGTGATGATGTCACTTGTGAAGATCAAGAAGTTTTAATATCTCTATTGAGAGTGGTTAGATGATTATTAAGAAGAGAAGGGGTAGTCAAGCTGTAGAATTTGCATTGATACTCCCAATCCTTTTATCTATATCCTCTGGAATAATTGATTATGGATGGTATTTCAGCCAAAGACAGCAGTTACTAGGTTTGGTTAATCTTTCTGCCAGGGCTGCGTCCACAATCGACTCCCAAGCGTCCGATATATCTCCCTGCGAATATATTCAGCAAAATTTAAATCAGATTTTAAACGAGTCTGGTCATTCACAAAATGGTAGAAGTATTTCTACTCAGATAGTAAAAGTAAATAATGAGTCAAGGTTGACCGTTACATTAAATCAAAACTTTTCCCCACTTTTTGGATTGGTAACTACACCACAAGATGGAACGATTATATCAGTTTACAGGTTGGAAGATCAAAATTGGGAAGGCTGCTAGGAGAATGACTGTGCTTTATAATTTAAATCATGCGAATTTTATAGTTTATACTTTGGCTTTTAAGCCTTGTGATTCTGAGGCTTAGATGGATATTTCTTATAAAACCTCCCGCCAATATACAAAGCATGAGGAATCAAAGATGATGGATGAGCGATTGGTCGATTTCGCCAAGAAGGCTGTAAAGCTTAAGTCTTGGAGATGGATCCCTGGAATGCTTGGCGTAAGAAATTGCGCCCCAGATAAGTTAGATTATTTAAAGCCTGAGATTAGAATTAGAAATATAAGTGATATGTGTACTGCAGAAACCTTTGGCTGCATTCCAGATCTTACTGATCCAGCAACTTTAGGTGCTATACTACAGCTAATTAGAGTTGCAGCCAAAGATGAAACCGTATATCTTTGCTACTTTGATGGATATGATTCGGTGGAGTGGGGTGTAGTTTCTCCTGTGATAGAAGGTATCAGAGAGGAATTAGAGCTAAAGCCTGATGGATGGTTTAGATCTTTAATAGGTGATGCAAGTACCGAAGGGGTCGCTTTAATTTTAGCCTTACAGGAATCTGAGGAGTTTTATGCAAGGCAGCTTGCTGGAAATGAAAGAGAACGCTGAAGCTGTTATTAAAAATATAGATCCTAAATCTTTGATTAGACTAAGGCTTTTTGAATTGGGTTTTATTCCTGGTACGATAATAAGGTGCATTTCCATAAACCCAAAACTAGATACAGTCGTTGTACGAGTTCGTGGCGCAACTATATGCCTTAGAACTGCTGAGGCAGCCTTTATCAAAATATAATATACGGAGGTATAATGGCAAAGATCCTCTCCATCAAAGAGGTTAGCGAATCTGATACTTACGATCTAGAAGTTGAGCATCCTGATCATCAGTATTATTTGTCAAATGGTATTTTAACTTCTAACTCTCACTCTGTTTCCTACTCTCACATTTCATACTATACAGCTTGGTTGCGCTGTCACTATCCAACACAATTTATGTGCGCATTGCTTAATAGCGAGGATCCAAATAGCGATAAATCATTAGAGTATCTAAATGAATGCTCTAAAATGGGTATTGTAATTACTCCTCCAGATGTGAATAAGAGTGGTGGTAAATATAAGACATTACAAGACAAAGAAATTGTTACTGGCCTATCTGCACTAAAAGGGGTTGGAGAGACTGCAATTGATGAGATTATAGCTCTGCAGCCCTATAAATCTATCGAAGATTTCTTTGACCGTACTAACGCTAGAGTGGTAAATAAAAGGGTAATTGAAGCAATGGCAAAAGCTGGAGCGTTTCAGTCTCTAGGTAGAACCCGAAAAGATATCTTTGACAACTATGCCACTTACCGAGATCTAATTCAAAAGGAAAAAAAGAAAGGAAAAACTATTGATCAGGTTCAGCTCCCTACGTACCATGATGAATGGGAACGCAAGGATCTGCTGGTTAACGAGCGAGAGGTTTTAGGAAGAACAATCAGCGGATCTCTCCATGAAGTATTTAAAGGGTTCTTTAAGCAAGATTCCAGTATTACTCCGCTAAGAAAAATTCCTTCCGTAGAAGTTGGTGAGAAGATTAAAATAGAGGTAATCATTAAATCCTTGGTTAAAGAATTTAAGATTAAGCGCGGTAAGAATATTGGTAAAAAGTTCGCCAAATACTTAGTTGAAGATGGAGAGGGAACAACAGCGGAACTAACAGTTTGGCAGGATGATTACGAGAAGTATATGACGGTTTTAAGTGATGGCCTGCCAATGAAAGCAATTTGCAAAGTGGATGAATACATGGGGCAACGAGGATTATCTCTAGCTTTACTACAAGGTGTTTTGGGGAAGAAAATATGATTCAATGTAAAGAATGTGGGTTCTCTGTAAATGAGATGATGAGATTTGCACTTATGAAAAACATCTGCCCATCATGTGGGTCTGGATTACTCTCTAGTCGTGATTCATCTATAATTGGTTCGATTCAAAATAGGATTTCCTCACAGCGATTTTCTAGCGGATTTTCCGAGTCTCAAATTTACGATCTATCCTTGTTTATATTTAATGAATTAAAAGATGGATTCGGAAAGATTGCAATGGATTTAGTTAAGTCAGGCTCTGGGAAATCTATACCTCGTGAAGTATCTCACACAGAAGATGATGAAGTGGATAATGAATTTGAAGAAGATGATATATCAGATATCCGTAGGTCTGTTGCTGCCGAGTTTATTCCGCAAGAAGATGATGAAGATGACGAATCCGAAGGTAACGAAGATATAGATCAAAAGGCTGAAAGATTGCGTCGGCTTCATCAGCAAAGGGTTATGAATGATCAAGCTCCAGTAAAGGTGCAAAAACCTTTTAAGCGTGGCGGATTTAGGGGTGTTACAAGGTCTGAAACATGATAAAGGCAATAGCTAACCAACGTCTAGATTTGACAAAGGAAGAGTTTGAATATTATCAAGACTTGGAAAAAAATTTTGGGAAGGATGCCTTTCTTGGCTTATTTAAGAGTAATGAAGATGGACATATTATTGCTATTACACCATCACCATCACAGCCTACTGCTATGCTTCTTATATTTTTTCTATTAAATGTAATGCACAATCAAAAGCTTAGAAAGCTTGATGCTTGGGTAGAAAAGCTTGATAAGATGGATGCACGAATTCAAGCTCTTGAAAAGGTTATTTTTCCTAAAGATGGATAACAGTTGGAGTAAGTATGGGAACTTTTAAAGAAAAGATCAGGGTAGATAATTTTTCAGTAGAAGATATTGACACAACAGAAATTGATGAGTTTTCTGATTGCCTTCCTCGAAATGGCGTAATGGACATCAACATTGCAGAGCGTGGCTTGGTTTTGACCCTTCACGCACAGAATGCCTGTCAGGAACTTATTATTAAGATAGATCGTTTGATTTCTATAAAGGAGGGTGCAAGAAGCAAGGCTTGGACTGCTGCCGCACTAACAAAAGCTGGTGCAGCAGGACACAAGGTTGTAAAAAACAAGGAGTGGTTCGCTCAAGCTGACGATGATTATATTGATGCCTGTAACGAAGTCGCGGTAGCTAAGGCTGCCAAACGATGGTTGGAAAATAAAGCAAATTACTTTTCGGGCTGGCATTATGCCTTCAAGACCTTCCTAAAGAGAGATTATTCTCTAGAAATGCTTGGAAATTACCAGTCCGGTGGGTATAAAGAAGAGGTTAGCTCGGCACGTCGCCAGTCGGGTTATGGTCCTCCTGGTTTTGATGATGAAAAAGAAAGAGACGAGGATGACATTTGTGGCGAAATTGATTGGCAGGATTAGCCAAAAAACAAAACAAAAGTAAAGACGCCATTGGCATTAAGCCATATCAGTCAACAACAACAACAAAGGAGAGAGCATGGGTACAGATGTAGTATTTGGTGAAATTGATTGGAATTCAGGGGATGTAAGTGATGGTAGCGGAGGTCAGAGTCTTAAGAGTGACTTTATGCGAATTGATGTAGGCAAGAGCCGAGTTCGCGTAATGGGTAACCCAGTTCAGTTTTATATTCACTGGCTAGACACTCCAGATGGAAAGAAGCGAAAGGTAAATTCTCCAATTAGTGATCAGAAGCTTGTTCGTAAGCTTGAAGATACTGGATTTAAGCGTCGTCCACGTTGGCTAATCAAGGTTCTTGATCGTGCCACCAATGAGTTTAAGCTTCTAGAAATTGGTAGTCAAATTTACAATGGAATTAAAACTCTTTATCTAGATGAAGATTGGGGTCCAGTAACCGGCTATGACATCACCATCGAACGAGGAACTCCTGGTACTCAACCACTTTATCGAGTTACTCCACGTCCAAAGTCTCCACTAGAAGGAACTTTTAAGGAAGCATTCCAGAAGTTCAATGATCGTGTAGATATGTCCAAGCTAACACAGCCTGCATCTCCCGACTCTGTTCGTGAGGTTATGGGCTGGGGCGAAGGTGATGCTTCTGCAACCAGTGCTACTAAGGCTAAGGCTGAAACTAAGGGTGCTTCAAAATCAAAGCAGTCTGCAGATGAGGATGATGAGTTTTTTAACTTTGAAAGCTAAAAAGTAAAATAGATTACAGCCCCTGATTCATACGTGCGTGCGTGCGTGTGTTTTGGGGGTTTCTTTTTGGAGAGTTTATGGGAAAGCATATAGAATTACCTTATCATTTTTACATTAATGTTGATAATAGTTTTTTAGGACCTAAAATGCCACCAGGAATAACAAAGGGTATTTGGTGGGGGTGTTATTCTAGATTGGGCCAAATAATTATGTGTCATGTAATGCTTGAATCAGGTGCTCATTGGAGCGGGATTCCAATCCACTGCCTATCTACCTCACAAGACTTTTCAATTAAGGAGAGTGATCTCATGCCCTGGGCATCTATGGGTGAAGATATGGATGTTATTCATTCAAGATACCTGGAGGGGCTACGCTGCAAAATAATGCAGCCTTTTCAAAGTGAGGGTCGGCATACTGGAATTATTATTGATTATAAAGATGGATATAGTCGATACCCCCAGGAGCACAAACCTTTAAACTTAATTAATCTATTTTCTGGACAATTTGCCTTACTTCCAAATAATTATCTAATATTTGAAGATCTCCATTTTGTAGAGGAAGAAGCCAGAGAGAATTTAAAAAACTATAGAAGAAGCGATAAGATCTTCTGGGAGTCTTAGAGTTTAACTTTTCATTTGGTAATATAAACCTAATGGAGTTAAAATGCTTATATTAGGTTTGGATATCTCATCCGCTACAATTGGCTGGTCTTTACTAGAAGCAGATGGAGAGAATTTTTCGCTTGTTAAGTATGGAAATATAAAACCAATTTCAAAGAAGAAGTCTGATGATAACTTTTCTCTTAGGTTAAATTATGCCTTTGATGCTATAACTGAGTTGGTTAAAAAAGAAAATCCAGATGTAATAGCCATAGAAGACTATGCAAAAAAGTTTTCAAAAGGTAAAAGCTCTGCAAATACAATTCTTATACTATCCTCATTCAACGAGGTTTGCGGTCTGGCGGCATATAGAGTTTCAAAAAAACAACCAATTAGAATGCCAGTAACAACTCTTAGAAAATTGGTCAAAGATCACTTTAATTGTGATATAAGCGACAAAGAAGATGTTATGAGTTTCTGTAAGAAAACATTTAATAATTTTTTGACGCCAAATAATAAGGTTGGTAATATCAAGAAGGAATCCTACGACGAAGCCGATTCCATCATAGTAGCTCTAGGCTATTTTCTAGATAGGGGAAAGAAAAGGCCGAAGTGAGGATAGCTTGGATGAAATATCTGAATCTGGATTTAAAATAGAAATAATTCCGATGGCGTATCCTGCATATCCGCCAAATATAGTCCTCTCAAGTACCGGCAGCAGATATGTAAAATTTCATACAAAGATTACATTTTCCTGTGGGGTAATTTTAGACAGCTATGCCGGAGATTGGATTTATCAAAATAAACATTATAAATCCCTAGAGGAAGTATTTGACTCTTTACCCGAAGAAGCGCAACAAATAATTTTATTTAACCTTGAAATTTTTAGAGGTGTATAATGGCAAAAATATTAGAGTATGGAAATGACGCAAGATATAGGGTCTTATCTGGTGTGGAGAAGCTAGCCAAGACTGTGCAAGTAACAATGGGCCCAAGAGGAAGGAATGTTATTATTGGACGTACCATTGGAGCACCAACAATTACAAAGGATGGTGTTTCTGTTGCAAGAGAGGTAGTCCTAGATGATCCTATTGAAGAATTGGGATGCCAGCTAGTTAAAGAAGCTGCAGGTCGTACAGCGGCTGTTGCAGGAGATGGTACTACTACTGCAACAGTTTTGACTCATTCTATTTTCAAACGGGGCTTGGAGTTAATGAACTCCGGATATAGCCCACTACTATTCCGAGCTGGTATGGATTGGGCTAAGAATAATGTTGTAGCAACTTTGTCCCAAATGTCTCGTCCATTGAATGATAACCAAACCCTCTATGACATTGCAACAATTTCTGCAAATAATGATTCCGATTTGGGAAAAGTAATTGCAGAAGCATATATTATGGTAGATAGAGAAGGTATGGTTACAGCAGAGGCAATGCCAGGAGTATCTAATTCTGTTAGGTTGGTTGATGGCATTGAGCTTGATGCAGGATTTATTTCTCAAGACTTTTTAAATAAGGGCGAGTCAAAAAGAGAAATGGTTGACCCAAGGATCATAATTTTCGATTGGGATATAACCACTCATGCTGAGACAGAATTTCAAAATGCAATGAGGAAGCTATCAGGATATCAGGGCGAAATCTTGTTGCTCTGTAAGGATCTCAAGAAGGAAGGTTTGGCATTCTTTTCAACTAATTTTAAAGCTGGAAGGCTTAATCTTTGTGCTGTAAAGATTCCTAACTTTGGAAAAAACAGACGAGAGTGGCTATATGATTTTGCAGCACTAACAAATACTACAATTATTGGTGGAGATTTTGGGTTGCCAGTCTCTGACTTTGACCTATCTCATATGGGTCAAGCATCAAGAGTTGTTGTTGAAGAAAATAAGTCAAAGGTTATCGGGCCAAATAAAAATCATGATTTAGTATCAAAAAGAGCAGCTTTATATAGAGAGTCTCTAAAGCATCCACATGGAGATCTAGAATTAAAAGATATTAGAGATAGGCTTGGTTTTTTGAGCAGCAAGGTTGCTGTAATTACAGTAGGCTATTCAACTGAGCTAGAGCTAAGGGAGAAGGGAGATAGGGTTGAAGATGCGGTATTTGCTGTCAAGGCGGCCATTGATGAAGGATTCGTTGTAGGGGGAGGCTTTGCTCTTTGGCAGGCTGCAGGTGAGGTTAGACATAAAATGTGGAAAGAGTTGCCCGAATCGCAATGGCCTGCAGCAGAGGTTTTGCTAGACGCTTGCGAAGCACCTGCGGCACAAATTATTATAAATGCTGGTCTTGACGCAGAAACAATTCTTGGAGATTTAGAAGTTGGAACTCTAGAATATGGGTATAATACTGCGACAGAATCTTATGGTGATCTAATTACCATGGGAGTTATTGATCCTAAAAAAGTTACGAGAACTGCATTAGAGAATGCCTTTAGCATTTCATTTTTACTTCTAACTACTGATGCAGTTATCGCTGATGATCCACATAGACAATCTGGCTGGCAACCTGTTGCTGGATATAGATTACCAAATGAGACTGGACTTAACCACAAGCACTGAGGAGAATGAATGTCTAAAGAAATGACTGAAGCCCAAGCATGGGAACATATTAATGAAATGTTTGGTGGTACTGTTCGCCACCCTGATGAGTTGGAAAAGGTTTCAGTATTTACAACTAGAAGCCCTGCCCTAGATCGAGCACTTCAAATTGGTGGTTGGGCTAGAGGTAGAATCTATCAAATGGCTGGCAAGCCATCTTCTGGCAAAACCTTCATGGCTTTGATTGCAATGGCAGAATGGCAATCTCGAGATCCTGAAAACTGCTGCTGCTTTATTGATGCAGAATATACTTATGATTCAGATTGGGCTGCTAGACTAGGTGTTGACAATGAGAGAGTCTTATTGATTAAAACCAATGAAGCTTTAAAGATTTTTGAAGGTCTGGTTGGACGACCAAAAGTTAACAAGGCAACTGGAAAAACTACTGTTACTCCAGGCCTGCTAGAAATGATTAAGAGCGGTGCAGTTATAACTCATAAGGTAAATAATAAGAGTGTAAAGTTAAACCTTGGAAAAATGGGCGTAATTATATTAGACTCTGTTGCTGCAATGGCAGCTCCTGCAGAGGTATCTTCTGAAGTAGGTAAGATGCAAGTTGCACCACTTTCAAGATTCCTTACTGTGGAACTACGCAAGTTAACCCCCGCAGTTGCCGATTCAAACGTATGCTTTATCGCAATCAATCATGTAAAAACTCAAGTTGGTGTAATGTTTGGTAATCCAGAAACAACACCTGGTGGAGCGGCCTGGAAGCACGCATGTAGCGTTATGTTAATGGTTGCACCAATGTCGGGAGCGGAAAATGTTCTGGAAGATAAGAATGAAGAAAAGTATGGACATAAAATTCGCATCAAAGTAGAAAAGAATAAAATGGGCAAGCCTTTTAAAAATGCAGAATTTTTCATAAACTTTACTGCTGGCGTAGCTTATAAAAATGAGCAGCTTCTAGATCTAGGATGTATGTATGGCTTAATTGAGAGGCCAAATAATAGAACGTATGTCATAAATGGAGAAAAGTTATCTTCTCGTGAGGCTGCTCTTGAATATGTTAAGAATAATGAAAATGCAGTAGAAGAAGATATTAGGAGAGCGTATTTAGAGGGGGCAGATATAACTACCGATGGAGAGGGTAGAGAAGAGAAGTTTGCAGAAACAGCAGATGAACTTTTTGAATAATTTCTACTAATAAAAGGATATGAAAATGCTTGTAAATTGTAAACCAGGATGTAAAGGCAAAAAAGTTACCACAAGCGCATCTTTAGACCCTGATCAGGATGAAGCTGTTTGCACCTCTTGTTACGAGGTGATCCCTGTTTCTAAATTTGTAAAAATAACTATGAAGCAACAGGGTGACTTGCTAAATAGAGATAACAGAAAGTCATTTCAATTTAATTGTTTGAGTTGTAAAAAGAAAACTCAAACTATGCTACATGATTCAAAATTGGTTGGAGTTGGATGTAGTGGGGATTGTAAGTTTAATGTAACTAAATTTACAATGCTTGCTATGAAAAGTGTTTCAAACCAAAAAGATAGCGTTGAGCCGGCAGATAATATCGACCAATCAGAAGACATGGAGTAATTATGAATTTAGAAGATGTATCTGTTGAACTAGATAAATTGGTAACTATTTGCCACTCTAATCTCTCAAAATCCGAAGAATGTATAGATTACATATACAATCAGCGAGGTTTAAATGAAGAAGTTGTATCGAAATATAAGATTGGATATTTTCCACAGAATGTTTCCAAGCTTAATTCTTATGTATCCTCTTCTATTTTGCAGAAGCTAAATATAATTGATTACTCCGATACCAGTAGGTTTTCGGAGTTTTTCTATTTGATTTTTCCAATACATTCTGAATATGGAGAGGTTGTGGGAATAGGTGGTAGAACACTTTTAGCCACAGAACAGAGAAATGCTTTGGGTTTACCAAAATACAAGAATAGTTCTTTCAAGAAAGCTAATTATCTTTATGGTTTAAACAATTCTCGGTCGGCAATATTAAAAGAACAAAATGCTTTTGTTGTAGAAGGTTATTTCGATCATATTGCGTTAGATAAGAATGGTATTAAAAACTCCGTAGCCATCTGCGGTACAGCATTCTCTAAGAATCATATATTAAAATTAGCTCGATATACTTCGAAGATTACATTTATATTAGATCGTGATGATGGTGGTGAAAATTCTATGAAAAGAATTTATTCTAAGTACTCCAATCATGGAATTAAACTTAGATTTTTACTATTGCCAAAAGGCTGCAAGGATGTTGACGAATATTTTGCGCAAGGCGGTACAAAAGATTCTTTTCTCAACCAATTAGAAGACTATATACCCAATTGGGAGGGATAAGTGAATAAGAGCAAGCTTTATCAATACAAAATTGTAGAAATATCTTTTGAACAAAATAAATTAAATAACTTCCCAGAAGAGCGTGGAATAGGCTATATACTTGCTGAAAGTTCAGTTAGTGACACTATAGATAACTTAAAGGACTCCCTTCTTGATGAGCTATATGATGTAGTTAATAGTAATTTTTTAACAGATCATCAGAAAAAAATATTATTAATGAGGCTTATGGGTAAGACACAGAATGAAATTGCCGAACATCTTGGAATTACACAATCAGCAGTCCATAAGGCTATGCACGGGAATATTGATTATAAGAATGATAAGAAGAGATATGGTGGAATCATTAAAAAACTGAAAAAGGTTTGTAAAAATAATAAAAAGATAAAAGACCTCCTATGTAAAATAGAAGAAGCAAAGATTCAGGCTGAAGAGTGACTTCTTCCAATTTCTATTAATAACCCTGGAAAAATAAGAAGGGATAGGTACAAAATGCGCAAAGAAAAATATTTAGCAAATATCGACAGAATATTGGAAGATGTTGTTAGAAGAAATTCTAAGAATACTGGCGACAAAAATATGATTCCATTTTCCAGTGATTTAGAAAAGTCTGGTGAAATTAAGAAGGTAGCTTTTGACGTTTATAGAGTCGCTAATGATCCCTATAGAGATCTATGGAATGTTGAGAGCGTAGATGGAAAAGAATATTTAGTAAGAGCATCCGATCCTCAGCCATCTCTAGAGGCAAGAGGCGAGTGGACCGCCATCACCAGCCATGATCAAAAAGATATTACATTAGCATATAAGAAGATCCCTATTGCCAGATTCTCATCTGATAAATACGGATTTAAAAATGATGATGTTTTTACCTTTAAGAGTGCGCTATTGGAAAATACTAAGGACGAAAAATTTATTAAAGATGTATTATTGGAACAACCAGAATCAAAGCGCGTTGCTTTAGTTAATGAATTTCCAGAATTTAAAAAGATTATAAAAGGATAATTTATGAGCAAGCAAGTTAAAAACATACTAAAAGAAGCAACAGAAGTTCTTGATAGAATAGAAAATGGAAGAACTTATCCAACATCTTATGTAATAAGCAGATTAGAGCAGGCAGCCGAAAGATATCCAGAGGATCATCTTATCGGAAATATGAGAGATGTTATCTCTAAGGCTGCAAGCAATAATGATTTTATTACTCAAAAGCAAATAGGTATGCTTTATGATAAGATGTATGGTTTTTCTGGCGGCCAGACTGGCTTTAGAAATTCCTTGGAGGACTTACTTCCTGCAGATAGGCAGATTCAAAAGGTTGCCTATAAGAACTCCTCACTAAGAACCATGGAAGAAAAAGGAGTGGCACCACTCTATAAAGACTCTGAGCTTTCTAATGCTTTCTCTGTATTGTTTTCTATGGGTGGCAATGCTTCATTCGCATCATTCAAGCCCGGCCAAGATAAAAGTGTTGAAAAGAGCGTTATATCAAAACTTAGCTCATTAGGCCATGCTCCATCTGGAGTTGATATCTTACACTCTAATGATCACTTTGTATTGTGCTCTGCAAACTACAAGACATCAAAGTTTAATAAGATCTCTACCCTAATCCCTGTTCAAATTACAGATGGAGTTACTAGAGAGCCTCAGCACATAATTCTTGGCGGTCTTGCAGTTAACTTAGATAAAGAATCACTTTATACTGCAATTAAAGAAGCCGAAAAGGATTCTAACTCAAATTCCAAAGTTAAGTTTGCAAGCCAGAGAGATGGGCTCGAACCAGAAGTTGAAGTTGCAAAGGCTGTAGTTCCAAACAGCTTAAAGAAATTTACCGAAATGGAAAATACTCTAATTGCTGCAGCTTCAAAGTTTTCAACAAACGATATCAATATAGCTATAGCAACTCTAGACTCTGAGCTTAGGAGCTTTGGGATTAAGAATGCAGAGATTAAGATTGCCTCATCTAATCCTAAGGCCATTTTATTTTCTGTAAATATTCCCACCAAACTTGGTAAGAGCCAAATAAAAGTTCCAGTAGAAATTCATAATGGCATGGCTGCATTACCAAGCAAATTTGCTGCAGAGACTTCTAGTGAAGAGATCGTGTATGATTTTAGCAAGGAAGGCTTTGTTAGATTTGCATCAAGCCTCAAGGCAAATAGCACTCCAATTAAAATTGCAAGAGATACTGGTGAAATGGCAGACATGTCATATCAGCAACTTCTAGATAGAATGGTTGATGGCGTGGCTAATAAGGACTATAGATTAGCAGAAGATTCCCTAAGTGTAATCCAGAGAAGGTTTGGAGGAAATCAGTACCTCGTAGCCTTCGATCAATTTACACAGCTCTTAAAGCATTCTTCTTCTGGTTCAGCTAGAGATGGCTTAATCAAGGAAGCCTTTGACAAGGGATACCTAATCAAAGTACCAACTTCTGTTGAGCTATATTGTCCATCCCTAGGCTTGCCAGTAAGCAAAGTTGCTTTTGATGATAAGGGCAGGCCAATTCCAGCTGGACGTAGAACCAAGTCAGAAAATCAAGTGCAGGATACTATAATTTCTAGTAGCCGCATAGTATTTAGCTAGGATTAAATATGTCAAGAGTAAATAAATTAAGGAATATTCTAAGCAGCCTTGATGGAAAGGTGAATAACAATTCTAGAACTGCAAGAAAGCAATCTTTACTAGAGATGATAAAGACTGCAGAATCTAGCATGCTTCAAGATGGAGCTGGTCACGTTCTAACATATGAGACTCAACCACACAAGACTGTAGAGCGCGGCGGGAAACCATCTACTCAAGAGCTGTATGGAGTTGGACTTCCAGATCACAAAAATGTTGACTTATCTACAAAGGTATATAGCAGATCTTTATCTACAAGATACTCTCCTGATCGTGTAGGCGTTCAGGCAAGGCGCGTTTCTGATGGAGTTTATCAAGACCCAATTACAAATAAAAAATATGATTGGAATGAAGGATTCACTTCTGATGATGGATCTAAATTTTTTGGTGGAAGTGTAGACCTTCAAACTGATATCCTATATCGAGAATAATATTTTTTTTATAGTATAATAAATTAGCCTGCACTAATAAGCGGGCTAATTTTGTTTTTGGAGAATTAAATGAGTGAGCAGCCGAATAAGGTATTCAAGCATCCGGAAAAAGAAGAGATTATTAAGAAGCTTTTAAATGGTGAATCCGTAAAAAATATTGAGGCCTGGCTTAGAAATAAGCATCCAAAGAAAAGAGGTTTATGGATTTCTTATGCTACTTTGCAAAAGTTTAGAAAAGATCATCTTCACTTAGAGGGGGAGGTTCTTGAGAATATAAAGGCGGCAAGAAGGGATCAGGATCAAAACTCCAAAGAATTAGAAGCCAGGGCTATAATTTCAGCATCATCTGCGTATCAGCAAAAGCTAAATGAAATAGTATCTAATGAACTAGATGCTAATAGAAAAATACTAGAGATGATGACTCTTGTAAGCTCAAGATTAGAATATTATTTTAATATGCTACAATCTGGTGGTAGTATTAGAGAAGATAAAATGTTCATTGAATTATTAAACACACAGCGTGGACTGGTACAAGATTGGAAGAAATATGTTGATGGTGTGGCTGATAAAAAGATTGAGCATAATATTAATTTAAATGTTGTAAATGAACAAGTTACGGTTCTAAAAAATATTGTTTTTGAAATCTTGCAACAAATGGATCCTCGACTTGTTCCTATTTTTATAGAAAAAATAAACTCAAGATTATCAGATATGAATTATGGATCTAACCAATATCAACAATATAAGCAACTGGACGTGATAGATGTCTCAGAATTCTAAACCAAATATTGAAAGACTAAAATATCAAAATTTAGAATCAAAACAATCATTTAAGAAATGGATAAAAGATAGCATGAATAGCTTTTATCTAGACAAGGATGTTCCTAATTCTCATTTAGAAATTTTTATAAATTCTATAGCTAAACAAGTCCAAGATACTAAAGATGGAAGTATAGATAGAGCTAAATGGTTATCTAGAATTAGAAAAATTGAAAATACATTAAAAGTTTTAGAGGAATATAATGAAGAAGCAAAATCAAGCAGCCCATCATAGAAATGCCCAAGTAAAAAAGGTTATGATTTTATATCCTGATCTAGAAGTAACTTCTTCTAAGGATATGGAAGTTCTTGCAAATTTACATAACATTGCAGAATCTGTATATGGCAATAGCCTAAATATTAACTTGGTTAAAAATGCATTTTTAAAAAGAGATGGCGTCCCAAGTCTTTCTAACAAGAACGATTATTTTTACCTATTGTTTACGGCCCTATCTGAATCTAAGAACTTAAAAAAGGTTGCCTACCCACGAATTGATAACTTAGAGTTTGATGGAGAGTACGATATAAGTAAATGGGCAGAGCTAGTCTATAAAATTTATGATAAGTATGGATCCGGTAAAATGGATCTCGGTGATGCAATAGAATATTATTCAAAAACTTTAGATACTAAATCTGGCGAAGATGAGAAATTTAAAAGATGGGTGAAGTACTATCAAACTGGAGAGCATCTTAAATATAGCAAGAAGGGTAAAATTTCAAAAACTGCATTTCAGTTTTCCGTATCTCCTCCAGCCAGTCCATATCAGTCCAATGCAGTAATCCCATCATTAGTATTCCAAGATGCAAAGCAGAAGAGTAATGCAATTCAAGAAGAGAAGGAAAAAGACGAAGAGGCAGAGCAGGAAGTTGCAAAGTCCTTGGAAGATTACAAGAAGTGGAGAAATAGCTTAAATAGAGCAATTAGATCTGCAAACAAACTTCTAGTAAATGGCGAAGAATATATAGATCCAAAGTTACAAAAAGATTTGCTCCAGCTTTTGCATCAATTTTCAATAGAGGTTGTTGGAATAAGAAATGTTTCAACCGCATCAGACTTGGCATATAAATATGCTGATCGCTTTAGAAAATTAGGATTTGATAAAGGATATCAAGAATTATATAAGTATGCTCAAGCTGCAGAATCTCAGTCCCAGGTTGATGCAGTTGCTGCACCACCTGCGCAGCCTGCTCCCGCTGCCCCTGCCGAAGCTCCAGCGGCCCCTGCTGAGGCTCCCGCCGCTACTCCTGATGGTGCTACCCCCTCATCGCCAGAGGCTTCTGCTCCACCTTCCGCAGAGGCAGGCGCAACCCCCTTGGAAAGAGCACTAAGCCCAATAAAAGAGTCTAAGAAGGAAGAGTATACAGAGCTATCTGGAGATTTAGACTTGGGCGACGCCGTTGCAAAGCTAGAGGATATAGCCAGCAGACTTTCTGATCGTCGTACAATTAGACTATTGGCTGAATTCGATATCATACTTGATAAGATTGGCATCGCTCCAATGTTCCCAGAGCTTGCTGAAGCTCAAAGTAAGCTCATTGATGCTTACTCATATGCTCTAACTCGCGTTACCAAGATGTTAGGCATGCTTTCAAGCGGCAAGAGCATTATGGAGATTTCTGATTCCAAGAAGAAAGAGCTGATTGGTAAAACTATGAAAGAAGTTAACCGAGGCATTGCAGAAGGCGAAGCTTATGCTGCAACAACAGAAGGTGCCGCAGCCGAAGAAGGAGAAGCACAACCTACCACTCCAGAAGCAAGCAAGGGCCCCGGAGCAACTCAGGAAGGAGTTCAGCAGGCTGGATTAACACAGGGCCAAGCAACAACAGAGCCACTTCCACCAGGAAATACACCATAGGATTAACAAATGAGTTTAAAGTACATTCTAAAAACAATATATGAACTTGCTGAAAGATATAAAATATATAAGCCATATATTGTTGGTGGCGTACCTAGGGATATTTATCTTAAAATACCAAATATAAAAACAACAGATGTTGACATTACAACAAACTCTAATGATTCTTTGCGACTAGGAATATTGTTTGCAGATAAAATTAATGAAGTTTTTGAAGTTTCTGAGGATACTCACGTTACAGTTTTCGCAGATAAATATGATATAGACTTCTCCAGTCACTTTATTTCTGAGGGAGTTAAAAACTACTTATCTAAACGGATAGATAATATCATGCTTCTGGAAGTTTATAGTAGAGACTTTACTATGAATACCCTACATCAAGATCTTCGAACTGGAAAAATATTTGATCCCACTAAGATGGGCTTTAATGATATTAAGAATAGAATAGTCAGAACACCAGTTCCTCCAGAAATAACATTTCGAGATGATCCTAGGAGAATATATAGAGCAATAAATCTTGCTGCTAGATATGACTTTACTATCGCTCCAGAGATAATAAAGTTTGCCAAAGAAAATAAAGAGTTATTTAGCTCAAAAAATATAAAAGATAAATACGCAACAGTTAAGCTCAACAAGGCACTCCTAGAAAATGAAAAGAAAACAATAGAGTCTTTAAAAGAATTAGATTTGTTTAACAGTGTGCCTTTGGCTGGAAGGTTTAAAGAGCTGCTTATAGCTAAAAAATACTTAGCTGATTATTTTAAAAATTAATATTTTGAAATTAATATCAGCATTCTAATATGTAATTCAACTACTAATAGTTAATAATAATGAGGAAATAATGAAGAGTACTGAAATATCTTATTCAGAAGATGAGGATTTTGAGGAAAATGATTCGTATGATATGACTTTAGATGAGTTGTTAGAACATCTAAGCATCCCACTTGGTGGAAGCCCACTTGTAATAGGACCTACGATAGCCAACTCAGCTATGCCAATGTCACAAAATCAATTTCCAGAAACAGAATCTGCAGATAATAATATTTCAAGAACTTGGACCGGAATACTTAGCTTTTATGGATAGGAGAGTTTATGTCAAAGTATACATCAGTAGAATATAAAGAAGTTATGGATAAAGATTCATATTTTTATAGGCCCAAAAAGAAAGTTGCCCAACACGTTGGCTATTCTGAAGATCTACCTCTAGAGGGTGATGCTGGGTTAGGTCATGGAGTTATTGCCACAGAATCTCCAGATGCCATGTCTAATAGTGCTATGGATGTATATTATACAGAATCAAATGCTGACTATGCAAAAGATTTTTTATTGGGTCGTGAAGGCAGAGGTGTTGGTCAGCTTGGAGTTTATTCAGAGGATCTTGAAGATTACGAATCTGATGATTACCTTGAAACCGTAGAGCATGAGCACTTTGATTACCCCGAAGATGGTGAAATGGTGGGAGAAGGGCAGGTTGTAATAGAAGGTGATGATGCCGAAGAAGTTCTAGAAGAAATTGGTAAGAAGCTACCCGGTGTTGATGTTGTCATTGTAGAAGAACCAGAAGAAGATGAGGACTCAAAGAAGGAAACTGACTGGGAGAACGATAGAGATCCAAAGCAATTCATGGTTTATATATCCAATCAGTATCCAGGTGGAATTCCAAAGCATGATGGCACTTCAACACTTGGTTGTGAAAGAGCCGTAATGTTCTTAAATAAATTAAATAAAGAAATATCAGAAGCTTTAAGAGCTGACTCGGAAGATATTCTTGATATTCCAAAACTAGAGGATATTAGAGTAAATTTAGTAAAAGATGTTGCCATGTTAAAAGATCACATAAAGCATCTTAACAAAAAGAGAAACAAAAGAGCATCAGAAGATGATGATGGCTCCGAGATGCAAAAGGTTGCAGAACTTAACAAGGTTGCATCAACACCAAAAATAAATATGGTAATGACACCTTTTGAAAGAGCTATTACTGGCATTTTAACTAACGCTGTGGTTTCTGCCGGAAAACCATTTGAAGATGTTTATCAATTTTTAAAGAAAAAATATTCTATAAATGAAAGAGAAGAGCTTGCAATCATGCAAATTCTCCGCGATATGGGGCACCCAATCTTTAAGGATAGAGGTACTATTGGTAAATCTGATAAGAAAGATGAGAGTGCTCAAGGCGTTGATTTCATTAAGAATTATTTCGCCTAGGGATTACCATGAAGAATAGAATAACCCGCCATGATCAAGTTGAGACAAATAAGACTACCGCTTTTTGGCTATATGAATTTGCTCATGATTTAGATAAAAAAGCACACAATGTCGATTACTTGAAAGATTATATAAATAAAAATTATAAACAGAAAAAGTTTAACTCAATAGAAGAAAAGCTTGCAGACATAAAAGAGCGAGTTGGATTTGATTTAGCAAAAAAAATTGTTAATGAAATCGAAAAGACTAGCTCCAAAGAAGGTGATACAGGTTGTGGTTGCGGTACAAAATGTAAAAAATGTAAAGGAGACTGCAACTGTAAGGCAGCAGAAGGATCCTGTGGTTGCCAAACCAAAACTGCAAGCAAGAAAGATGGTCCAAAAAAGAAATTAAAAGGAAAAAATAAAGAAGATATTGCAATCATGCAAAATATCTTAAACTATATAACATCCATGATTCAAGATCAACCACACTTGGATCCCATGACTGTACTATCTAGGTGCAAAGAGGTAGATGGGCTAAAGTATAATAATATTAGCAATAAGATTGATCAAGGAAAATTAATGAGTTTTGTAGAAAAGCTTATTTCTTCCGCTGGTCATGATGATCATAATCATTTAATTTATTACGTCCCAATGGATTCTAATTCTCTAACTGATTCTAAGATAGACATTGCCGAATATTATAATCATGCGGAGCCACATCGTTCCTAAAAGGAATCTGTATGGCAGTTGACGTAAAGCAAGAACAAAATAAAATATTCTCTCAGCTAAAGACAACATTCCTAGACTATGATCCGGCTCACTTTATTCAGAACAATTTAACTCTGGATGGTGAGCCCTTTCGTATTATTGGAAATGGATGGAAGTTTATGGCTGACGTATATAGATACGTTGCCCTTCAGGCTTCTAAACGCGATGGCAAACCTGTTGTAATCAAAAAAGGCCGTCAGGTTGGCGCAACCATGATGGCTGGTGCTTTAGATATATATTTTACAAACAGCGGCCTCTTTGTAAATCCTCCAATTAGAGTGGCTCATTTATTTCCAGCTCTAGCTCAGGTTAAAAGATTTACTCAGGACAAATTAGAAGGTTTAATAAGAAGCACTAAAGATGATCTTGTAAATAAAAACAAGTTAAAGACATCTAATGCTGTAGATAACTTAACCATGAAGCAATTCAATACCGGAACTCTTTGGGTAGAAAGCATTGGCGCAGATGCCGACCGAGTTCGTGGTATGACGCTTGATGTTGCCTTTTTTGACGAAATACAAGATATGATGGGACTTGCTATAGGTAATGCAACCAAAACATTGACGGCAGCAAAGTATGGTCCAGTTGGTAGGGGGGTTCAAGTATACTTTGGGACTCCAAAGGAAAAGGGTAGTTGGTTCGAAGTAACCTGGGAGATGTCCGATCAAAGATATTATCATTTAGGTTGCAAAAACTGTGAAAAAACATTTCCATTCTATCAGCCTAATGATGATGGCTGGAAGAAAATTTGGATATCTGGATTTGACATAACGTGTCCTATATGTGGATTCGTTCAACATAAAATTGATGCTATAGAAAAGGGTAAGTGGGTAGCCTCAAGAAATGAGGATGAGGCTAAATATGTTGGATTTCATATAAATCAGTTGTATATTCCATACCTTAATAGGGAATATATCAATTCTCTAATGCCAGAAAATAATCCAAATCAATCTGAAAGAGTATGGAATAATGAAGTTATAGGTGAGTTTTATGCTAGCGTTGGCATGCCTTTAACCAGAGCGCATATTGAGGCTTACTGTAAAGATCCAGATAGAGAATTTGCAAAAAAAATTGAAGCTCGAGATAGGCCAACATATCTTGGTATAGACTGGGGAGATAAAACAGAGGAAGATTCTAGGGGGCAATCATATTCTTGTGCGGTTATTCTCTCTGATGTTGGTGGTGGAACATTACAGATAGAGCACGCGCACATTTTGAAGGAAAGAACTTTCGCTTATAAAAAAGCAACTATTAATGAGTTATTTAAAAGATTTTCTGTAAGACGTGGTGTATCTGACTTTTTCTTCGGGCAGGATGTTGTGCGAGAAGTTCAGATGGTAGATGGTCTTGGTGATAGATTTATTGGTGCGCAGGGTAGCGGAGCATTACTAAATCCAATAAAGTATAGAGAAGATGAATTAATGATTAGCTATAATAAAGATTTAATGGTTGAAGAATTGTTTGATAAAATGAAAAAAGGAAAGGTTAGATTTCCTTGGAAAAGCTATGAATATGTAGAGTGGTTGATAGACCATTGTACATCAATGGGTGTCGCAATTAAAAATCGTGGGGGGCAAGAAGTTAAAACTTATGTAAAAGGCTCAACTCCAAATGACGGCTTAATGGCTTTGATGTATGCCTATATGGCATGGAAGTTTGATTCTACACAGGGTTTTACTATTAAACCTGGTACAAAAGAGCTATCAGCTATGCCAAAGCCATCCTTAGCTTATATTCCCCGTTTAAGAACTTGAGGTTATAAATGTCAGATAGAAGAACTAGTAGGCCATCTAATTCTGCAGCACAATCAGTACAGGAATCTTTATCTTCAGGTAGTTTGAAAAAATTATCTGAATTTCGACGAGCCCAAATTCATGATGCTCAGATTAAGAAAGAAGCATCAGAAGAAAACTCTAAACCTGGTGCAGCAATCTTACACAGTCCTGCTTTTAAAGGTGCCATGGTAAAGAAGGCTACGGTAGGTCCTTCTGCACTTCCAACAACTCGTGGCTTAACAGATATGATGGGGCCAGAGGTTTATTCTCCGCTATTTCAACTTGCGAATCTAAACCTCCCAAGAGATCGCGTTACAATGAACGCGTGGAATAGAATATTTTATGACACACACCCTATAGTTAGAAATGCTATAAACTTACATGCTAGCTTTCCAATTAGTAAGATAAATATTTCTCATCCTGTAAAAGAAATTCAAGAGTTCTTCTTGGAGATGGCAGAGAGAATAGATTTATACTCTGTAGTTTATGGTGTGGCATTAGAATACTTCAAGTTGGGAGAGGTCTTTCCATATGCAGAACTAGACAGAGATTTGGGATCTTGGAAAAGGATTACTATATTAAACCCTGACTACGTTCATGTTAAAAAAACTGCAATTGGTGATCAAGTTATAATATCACTAAGACCTGATGCTACTCTACAAAGATTGGTTAACTCCAGCGCGCCATCCGATATTACTCTTAAGAAAAGATTACCAAGCCATATTGTTGATGCAGTTAAAAAAGGCCAGACCATTCCTTTAGACAATATAAACGTTTCTCATCTTAAGCTGTTAAGCTCACCATATGATGTTAGAGGTACCTCTATCATAGTATCCGTTTATAAAGATCTTATGCTTTATGATAAGCTAAGAGAATCTAAATTTGCCCAAGCCGATGGCATGATAAATCCAATGACTTTGGTTAAGCTTGGCAATGGAGAGTATAGACCAACTCAAAGTGACATTGAAGCTATGCGTATGGCTCTAGAAGAAGCCCAGTATGATAAAGATTTTAAATTGGTAACTCATGATGGAGTTGCAATTGAGCGTGTAGGATATAACGGCGGAGTTATGGAGATAGGAACAGACGTTGAGCATATTCTAGCTAATCTTTATGCTGGCCTTATGGTGCCAAAAGCTCTAATGGATCAAGAAGGAGCAACATATGCCAGCTCATCTGTAGGTCTAGAGGTCTTAAGGCAGCGTTATGATATCTTTAGAAACATGATTAAGAAATGGCTGGAGCAAAAGATCTTTGCCCCCATTTCTGAGTTGCAAGATTTTTTCATTTATCAGAATGGTAAAAAAGTATTGCAGGTTCCAGTTATAGACTTTAATCATATGAATTTATATGATATGAGTGATTATGTTCAGAACATTTCAAACTTAGTTGGAAATAAGCAGATATCTCTACATACGCTCTACAGAAGCCTTGGACTAAGCTATGAAGAAGAAAGACGTAGACTAAAAGAAGAAGCAATTCATGAAACAATAAAGCTAAAACAAGCAGAAGCTCTACAGACTATGCGATTGCGAGAGCTTGAGGGTCTTGATGTGGATAGCGTCATTCAAGAATCACCTGAGGGTGGTGCAGCAGGCGGAGCAGCACCTCCAGGGCTACCTGGCATGGAAGCCCCAGGCGGGCCTCCTGGTGGGCCTCCAGGCGGTCCTCCAGACATGGGCGCACCACCTCCAGGTGGTCCTCCACCTGGACCTCCCCCATAAAATTATTGAAATATGGTAATTAATTAAACTTTATTTTAGGGGGGATAGCTATGCCAAATAAAAAAACTATATCTAAAAAAGCTCAGGAGGCAACGTCTACTCAGTCTAGATATATAGACTCTAGTGGCAAGGTTTTTTCTGCCCAAGAAATAGTTCAGGGCTATAAGCCAAAAAAACCTTATAAGCTTCATTCTTTAAGCGGCGAGGTTTCGTCCGCATCATTCGGAAAAAAGAAAGAGAATAAGAAATGAAGAAAATATCTTACTATAGTGGTGAGGCTTCAGAGATAAGTATGCCCAAACCAGCAGACGGCAGCTACTCCACATCTACAACTGGAATGGTATCTGCAGGGCCAGTTCTTAGTGAGTTATATGGATCTTTTGATAACCCAAAGTCAAATAATGATAACTCTAGAAATACAGATAATATCTCTAACAAGTCTGATGAAGATGATCTCCTAAATGTGTTAGTGTCCTTAGGAGATTCAATGGACTCTGATGGGGAAGAAGCACTCGCAAATTTTACAGACTTTTTGATTGCAAAATTTGCAGAAACAATTTATGAAAACCCAACATCATTATTTAACAAGTTAATTGTAAAAATAAAAAGAGCAGATATATCAGATAGCAATGAAGTAATCAAGAAGCTAACAAAAATTTATAGTAGGACCATTCTGTTAGAAAATATGAGAAACAAAAATCTAGATGAATGCAAAAGATCTGCTTATAAAAAGGTGCTACATAGAGCAAGTCAATATCTTTCTGAGGGATAATATGAAAAAAGAAGCAAGGGGATTTCCTGATAATCCAAAATATGTTGCAGAGCAAATTCGAGACATTGTAGATGTTATTATTGGAAGAATGTCTATTGAATCAAAAAATAAGGCTTATCCAAATATTAGATCTAGAGTGTATAAGCTTCCAGTGGCTGATATATCAAGCAAGAAAAATCCTGGCGGTGCAGCTATTGGCGTAAGTATTGGTCTAATAAAAAATATTTTAAATGGCAGAGATCAGGTTTTTATTAGAATGGTAATTAACGAATTAATGAAGGTGCTATAATGAAAAAGAAAGCATGGCCTTGGATTGGATCAGAAGAAAAAGAAATGGGTGCAGAAACTTCTAGAGAAAAAGATTCTCAAGAACGTTCTACTTTTGCCATAGGAGAATCTCATAATCCTATGCCAGAACCATTTGGATATGGTAGTGGTGGCATCATAAGTCCACCACAGGAAGATTACGCCAAAGATAAAGATAAAAAAGAATCGACATTAAGTGTAGATATCTATAGCGATGAAGATATTCTTGCAACATTTTCTTGTGATATTGCAAAGACTATGCAGCAAAAAATTGCAGGACTGCAAACTTATGATAACTTGTCTGAGTCTGCTGGATTAGTCTTTGAGTATTCCAGACCTGAAGATGTTGTATATCATATGGGTTCTGTAAAGTTTCCTATAGACATTTTATTTATAGATAAAAATGATAAAATAAAAAAGATTTATAGAAATATTCAACCTGGAACACTAGCCACGTTTGGATGTGCAGACGTTAAGAATGTATTGGAAATATGCGGAGGATTATCTGACAGACTAGGGCTTTGTCATGGGAATCGGGTTTCCTTCTCTAGTAAGCATGATGCATTTTCAAAGAAGATTGGTGAACTAAATAAAATATCAAAAAATTTTGGATCTAAAAATATCATTATAAAATATTCTACACTTGGAAATAATTCTGTATCTAGTTGGAAGTCATTTCCAATTTTAAATGTAAATAATAATATTGTTAAGACTGCATCAAAAAATAGAATATTTTCTAATTTTATCTCTAATGTTTTAAAGCCATCCAAAAAAGAAATTCATATATTTGATTTTGATGGATTAATTGAGCAGTCACCAACCATTAGGGTTTATAAAGTATCTGAAGATACAGAAGTAGATAGACCTTATAGAAAGCTTGGTGGGCATACAGCCTCTATTATTAAGAATGCCTCAGGCCAAGAAGTATATAAAGATTTAAATGTAGAAGCCATCTTGTCTAAGGGCTTAAAGAAAGACGCCGGAATTATTATTAGCCTAAACAAAAGCTTAGATAATTTTATGAAAACATTATCTAATGATGATTTTAAGATGCTTTCTGCATTAAGAAAGGTTTCTTATGACAAAAAATCTAAGCCTATAGTAGTAACAAGATTTCCTAATCCAAAGTATTTAAAGGAAATTATTGCATCAAAATATAATCTTCATTTTGGAGAGTATCCAAACTTTGAGATTCAATCCATTCCAAAAGACTCTGGTGCTAATGATATAATAAATTCTTTTAGAAAAAAATATGGCAATCAGGATTATAAGATTTATACTGATCCTACAATACTCAAGCGAGCAGGAGTGCCAGTTCCAGATGACACCAAGAACATGGCAAAGGATGTTTATAAAAAATTAGAGAATGCCTTTAACTTAAGCAATGAGTCTCTGGATGGCCTAAAAAAGAATGTAGAAGAGTATAATAAATTAAATGAAAAGAATCCTGAAGCAATAAAAAATACAAAGGGCCAGTATAATCAATCTTGTAAAAACAATCGTGAAAAGTTTAAAAATATACTTATTGACTTAAGAGACTCTATAAAAATTTTAAATAATATTAAAGATAGCACTATAACTCCCCAGGTTATTGAATCTTTAACTAGCAGCGCCAAATCTAGTTCTGATTCAATTGATGAAGTTTTTAATTTATTAGAACAAATTACATCCCCAGAATTTATAAATATCCTAACTCAAAAAACTACCGCTTACGAAAAAACAATAGAAGATTTGAAATCATCTATAGATAAGGGTAAAAAACATATTAATTCAGATATACTTGGTTTGGTAATTTTATCTGATTAATTTTTTACACAATTTTTGAAACAGCTAATAAAATAAACTATTTTGAATTTTCAAGGAAAAAAATGTCAACACATAATTTTTTAAAAATCGGCCATACAGATGAAAGCGTAGTCCAAGCTATTTCACCTTCAGAATTTGAAGCTCATGCAAGTGCAGAGGTCACTGATAGATTAAATAAGTTTGCTCAAACAATTAAGGCAATCGCCCCACGATCTGATGACTTTCTTTATTTCTCAATTATATTTTTAAAGTCAGCAGAGGTATGCACTATAGATGATAATGGCAATCTTAAAAAGATTGGCAAAGAAAATGCTTGGGGGCATTTTGATGATAACTGGAAGTGGCATGGAAATGTTAAGCCACACAAAAATAATAACAATGATATATTTCCAGAATCAGAATTAAAGAAGGCAGCAAGGAATTGGATTGGAAGACCACTCTGCGTAGATCATAAGTCTGACTCAGTAGATGGCGTCAGAGGAGTTATTCTTGATACTCACTATGACGAGAAGCTTAAGCAAATAGTTGGACTCTGCGCACTAGATAAGGTAAATTATCCAGATCTTGCAAGAAAAGTTCAGACTGGTGTTGTTAGATATGGCTCAATGGGTACTGCAGTTTCTACCTCTATCTGCTCCGAGTGCGGAAATAGAGCTTCTACTCCAAAGCAATATTGTGACCATATTACTAAGAAACAAGCCTGGGGAGAAATTAACGTTGGATTAAACCCCATTGAATATAGCTTGGTTGTTCAGCCGGCAGAGCCTGGAGCTATACTATTAAGATGCTTTGCCTCAATTCAAAAACACGATGAAGAATTAAAATCTTATGGTGTAGATACAGATACTTTGTATAAAAAACTAGATGATAAGACTGCTAATGATTTAGATATGCTTTTAGGATCTGTCTGTGGAGAAAATGGATGCTCTCTAGAACAAAGACAAAAGATTGTAAGGGGATATCTAAATACCAATGGCTTTACAAAAACATCTAGCCTAAAAACAAAAAAGAATGTCCTTGAAGAAGCTGTTATGGCTGTAGAAGTTGCAAACGCCCTAACTGATCCAGAAAAGTCTAGTGTAATAAAGAAGATGCTTGGTGAAAATATAATTGAAAAAATTGCATCTGCTAGAGAATATCCAATTGAAGAATCTTTTACCTCAATGGATAGTGAGGGAGTTAATCCAACTCTCAGAGGCATTTCTAATGTTGCTTTTCCTGAGTCTGGAGTGACCAGTGGAATCACTGAATCACATCCAAATACATTTAGTCCAGAGGGAGATCTACTAAGTGTAGATCTTTCTGATGATCAATTATCAACTGCATCTATTGATGACACAAATACCGTTAAATTAAGTTCCATTATGGAGGAAATTATGAATGAGTCAAGATTGCGCAAGCGCGCTGCATTACGTCGTAAACTAGCTTACCACCAAGGTGGTTCTGAGGGCGTAGAGCCAAAGGGCTTTAAGTCAGAAGATTACCACAAGTACTGGGCAGATGATAAGCAAATGCACCAGGGCAAGTCAATGGGTGGTGATGAAGGTATGGTTCCTGGCGATGAAAAGGTCAAGGAGCAACTAAAGAGAGCCAAGCTAGAAGCTATGAGAAAGAAGATTGCCTATCATCAAGGTGGTTCTGAGGGTGTAGAACCAAAGGGCTTTAAGTCAGAAGATTACCACAAATACTGGGCAGATGACAAGCAAATGCACCAGGGCAAGTCAATGGGTGGTGACGAAGGTATGTTTCCTGGTGATGAAAAGGTAAAAACAATGCAAAAGCGTGCCGGATATAATGGTCCAGCACTATCTACTCGCTTTAGGCACAAGAGAGGAGCAAATGGCTCCATCAATAAGGCCGCTTCATCTTTTGAAGTTTTTGCTGGCGACAAGCTAGTTATTGCAGCAACTGCAAGAGATATTTTTGGCCCAAGACTCGAAGAAAATTGGAATTGGATTAACAGCAAGGATTATGCTCGTGCAGTTATCGCCCAGATTCGTGAAAACGGACTAGATTATGTTGGTGGCTTACTAACCAAGCGCGGCCAGGCTGCACCACCACCTCCACCACCAGGCGGTCCAGATATGGGTCCACCTCCACCTCCACCACCAGGCGGTCCAGATATGGGTGCACCACCACCTCCACCACCAGGCGGTCCAGATATGGGTCCAGAAGGCGCAGAGGGCGAAGGTGAAGAGGACAAGGCTCCAAAGCAAGTAGTTGAAGATTCACTAGTTGTTATGGAAGACAATATTGAAAAAATTAGAGATGCAGTCAATAAGCTATCTGGTGGTGAAGATGTAGATATCAACGTAAACGTTGGTAACAAACCAGGTGTAGATGTAGAAGGTGCTGGTGGCGAAGAAAAGATGGCGCTATCAAGAAGGCTAATGAGCAATCTAAAGATTGCCCTTGCTGAGTCAAAAGATTCAGCTGATGAGCTAGCTCTTCTATGCGAAACCTACGATAGAAGAAATCTTCTAACTGCCAAGCAACGTGCAGATCTAAATAACATAACCAAAGAAGCCGTAAGAGAATTCTCTAACATCATTTCTAAGTCTGGTACCTTAGTCAAGGCTGCAAACTCTCTTTATAGCGATCTAGTTAAGAAAGCACAGCATGGTCATGGTATTGATAATAGTGCAGAGGATTTCGAAGCAGAAACTGGAGAAGGTTCTTATTTAGCTGATGATGAAGCTAATGATGAAGAAGGTAATGAGGCTTCAGATGGTCTAGTTACAGCAGCTTTAAGCATGAGAAAAGCTCGCAGACTAGAGATGTTAAAAGTTGCTCGCAGAAATATGGTAAAGGTTGCTAGCGGTATCGAGGTACTTGATGGAAGCAAGATGGAATATAAACCACATCAAGATATGTCATTTAGCAGCTATGATGATATCGACTTCCCAAGAGGATCTGGTAAGCAGTGGCCAACTGATGATCAAGCCGATGAAGATGAAGATTATGAAGGAGATGATGAAGTCGGTGAAGATGAAGGATCTGAGCTAGACGAAGAAGGTGAAGGTTTTGAGGGAGATGAGGATGATGATTTTGGATTCCTAGGTGGTGACGAATCTGACGATAATGAATCTGATGAGGATATGGCCCTAGATGAGGCTAAGGACGATATGAGCAAGGATAAGATGCACATGAGCAAAGATAAAATGCACATGAATAAATCTGAAGATAAGGCAGATTCTGTAAAAGAAGCTCTAGAAAAGTCATTCCTCAACAAGAAGGCAGAAGAAGAACGCGAATCTTACAGAGTAAAGCTACGTAGAGCTTATAACGTTGCCATGGAAATGCAGAGAAAGGGCATGATTGCTCAATCTCGTCCAGCTCTAGATCGTCAGGTTGATACCATGATGGACTTTGATGACAAAGCATTTGAAGCATTCAAGCGCTCTGTAGCAAACTTCCAGGGTACCGTCTCACACGTAAAGACCGCATCTGATGTTTCTGGATTGAATATTGGACTAAATGATGATGGTGAACAAACCAATGCAACCACCAACTCTGGCAAGGTTGACGCAAAAACACTCGCCTCCCTCTGGGATTAAGGAGTTATCATGATAGGCAATAAATACATGGCAGAAGAGCTTGCTAAAAATTTTCAAGCAAGAGTTTCTGCCCTAAAGAAAGCTAAAGCTAGCAACTTCTCTGATATTAAGAAAGAAGCCAGCAAGATTTCTGAAGATGAGGCTGCAGACTACCTCGTTGATAGCTCGGAAGATGGCGCAGAAGAAAAAGTATCGCATGGGCTTGATAAAAAGATTGAACACCATTCTGATGATAACAATTGCTCCTATTGTGGTTATGCTCATGATAATAATGCAGCTTGCGATAGTATGTCGGAAGTTTCTGGCTATGCAAAAGACAAGGTATGCAAAGCTTGCAAATCTAGAAAGTGCAAATGCTCAGAATCAAGAGATAACGCAATAAGCCAAAGAAACTTCGATAACAATTCTTTCCAGGCAGATGATGCAGCTTTTGATAAAGAATCAAAGCGTATAGAAAATGAGTTATCAAAAGTTGCCAAGTCACTTAGAGCAAAGGGTGCAGTCAGTGCAGCAAAAGTTGTAGAAACCGAAGCAGCACAAATCAAGAATGCCTCTCAAGCAAAAAATAATAAGTTGACCGTTGAGCGTGATATTGCCTCATTAGTTGACGATAAGGCAAAGTATGTAGTTGCTGAACTTGGCAAAATTGCTTCAGAGTTAAGAGGTAGCGGAAATGGCTTCGCAGCAGATATGGTTGCCATCACCGCCTCAGAAATCAAGGAAGAAGCGATTGTTAAGGCAGCAGGAAAATATCAAGTAGTAGCCGAGCTTGTTAAAATGGCTAAGGATTCATATACCGAAGGCGACAGAATGACCGGAGATATAATTCAGGCCACCATTTTAAATATCAAAAAAGGCTAAAATATAATTTATACTAAAGTATAAATTAGAGAGGGAGGCTAAAACCTCCCTCTTTTTTATTAATATTTATTATAATTTAGAGGTTAAAATGTTAAGAATAGTTCATACTGGAACATCATTACCTGTTAGTTTCCCCCTAGATCCAACTGCTGAATTTGAGCCTGGGATGATTGCACAATTAAAAGTAATTGGTAACGATATAATTTGTGGAATAAGCGACGGAACAGCTCCTGTTGGTATTATTGATGATATTAGAACCAAAGCTTTTACCAAAAATCAAATTGATGAAATAGTTGAAGTTTCAGGTGGCGCAACAGAATTAAATGGTAGCGGACAAATTGTAAACTCAGCAGATGCCTATGGGTTCTTGCAATTCTCTAATCTGTTAGAAAATAGTTTTACATCTACAATATCAGTTGTATTAAATCCAATAAATGGTGTAATAATAATTCCGGCTGGAACACCTCTTAATTATGACTCTGATGGAGATGATGTATTAGATTCATTTAAGGTGATTGTAAATTATACTTATAGAATTGCCAACCAGCCAGGAGATGATTCTACTATTGGTAGTGGTAGAGTTACAGTTCATTACAATCGTGGATTTTATGCTACGGATCAATTTGATACCAGGCAAAATTATCCCCTAAATGCAACGCTATATGTAGGTATAGATGGAAAGCTAACTACTAAACAACCAACCACTTCTCATCCTGGTGTTGCCGTAGTAACTGGACCTCCATCCTCTACAAATTCAACTCTAGAATTCCTCTGGCTATAATATTAGTTTTCAATTAGGCTAATATTTACTAATTATTATTTTTTAAATAAAGGAGAATATTATGTCTAAATGGGACTATATGGATAATAAAGTCTGGGAGTCTAGCGAAGTTATGAAGGAGCTAGAATCTATATTTAAAAAAGAAGCACAAGATAAGGCTCAACAAATCAAACAGGTAGCCGATGCAAATAGGGATCTTGCAGCATCTATTCGTGATGTTGCCAAGGCTCAGTCTGATACTAATAAGGCTACTGCTGCCGCAGATGATAATGCTGTAGATGAGGATAAGGCTAAAGATAAAATTACAGATGATGATCATAAAACTGCAAAAGAGAGCCTCTTAAAAGAACTTCATTCTTTAGCAAATCTTGCTGCAGATTCTTTAAATCATAAGCTATCTTACAAAATTGAGCGAGCAATAGACTCAATTTTATATGATGAAGAATAAGGTGGAAATATGGCTGCTAGAACCCCTGCAGAAATAGAAGAGCTAATTGAAGGCGTTAATAGACATAATTGGACTACCAAAAAATGTTATGAATATTTAAAAGACAATCCTTACCATCCTAAAAAAATATTCGAGGCTATAGAAAGTAGCAAGGTTGGAGTAGATGATATTAGTCTGGTTATATTTAAACTAATTAAGGGTTTTAATTTTAGATTTCCAGACTCAGTTGCTGACAAGGCTGCGGTTAAGGTAATTTTGGTTGGAAGAGGAAGGCCTAAGAGAGCAGAATATGAAGAAATAAAAGAAAGAATAATACAAAAATATAATGAATTAGTCAATCCCAAAAAGAAGAAAGAAAAAGAAAATGAAAGAATGTCATGGTTTGAGATAGCTGAAAACTGGAAAAGAAGGCATGAACTTAAGCCTGAAGAAATTGGACCTTGGGAAGAAAATATTTATCAAGGAAGAGGTTTGGTGGGAGGAACTATGAATCTTTTTTCTCCGCTTGTTAGAAGAAAGCCAAAAGTAGAAGAAGAAGAAGAATCCTCACCAGCAGCAACAGCA